CTACGCAGCCCGCTCGTACACCCGCGTCCCGATCTCTGCGATCTGCGGGTCGACCTTTTCGAGCGCATTGCACAGCGTGGTCAGCGTTTTGAGCAGGTTGTGCCAATGAAGGCCCCGGAAGTAGGCGGGGCAGGTGTTCCGGCAGTCCTCAAGGAAGGTCAGCCCGGCCCACATCCCGGCGCCCCATTGCGTCCAACGGGAAGCGTCCCCGGCAGCGGCCTGAACATCCCCGACGTGCCCGGCAAGGATATGGAACCGGGCATCCAGATCTCGCTTCGCGCCTGCGGAGAGCCTGCGTTTCTGCGTGTCGTCCGCGCATCGTTCGCTCCAGCGGTTGACCTTCTCGACCTGCTTTCCGAGGTCGCCAAGCAGGGCCAGCGGTTCCGGCTTCAAGAAAGAAATCGCCACGGTGATCATGGACAAGGCCAGAACACAGCGGGTGTGCTGGATGGCCTCGTGCGGGTACGGGATTACGGGATTGATGGGTCTTCGCATGTCGTTTCTCCAGAAAAAGGGGAAAGCCCCGGGCATTAGTGAGGGGCTTCCTTTGGCTTCATAAAAAAGTTGTCTAAAAAAGAGATTGAGAATAAGGTAGTTACAAATAGAGAGGAAAAGCGAAGCTTCTGAAGTCTTTTCAGGTGTAACCTACTGAAAAGCAGAGATACTTTTGTAAAAGCCTCTAGTTATCCGCCGTGTAGGCGGCTTAGAAGCAGCCCGGCGTCCTTGGCGGCGTTCACGATGTTATCCGCCGTGTAGGCGGCTTAGAAGAGCACGGCGCTGTTTGACACTTCGCGCATGAAGTTATCCGCCGTGTAGGCGGCTTAGAAGTATGACCGCATCAAGCACGGAACCACCGGAATGTTATCCGCCGTGTAGGCGGCTTAGAAGCGAGATATGCCTCTTTCAGATCGGTACGAGCGGTTATCCGCCGTGTAGGCGGCTTAGAAGTCCATCATCAGATGCTGCGGAGTCCTTCCCAGGTTATCCGCCGTGTAGGCGGCTTAGAAGACATGGGAAAGGAATAGCTCCAACCGCCAATTCGTTATCCGCCGTGTAGGCGGCTTAGAAGATTATCGGGGGAGTAACGCATCGCCAGCCCCTGTTATCCGCCGTGTAGGCGGCTTAGAAGCTGTTGGTCTTACCGAAGTTCTTCCTGGTGATGTTATCCGCCGTGTAGGCGGCTTAGAAGAAGATAGCGAAGATACTCAGTATAACGAGAACGTTATCCGCCGTGTAGGCGGCTTAGAAGGTACGTCCAGCGATACCAAAAGATACCAAATCGTTATCCGCCGTGTAGGTGGCTTAGAAGTCGAAGGATACGAGGTCGGCATTGGCGAAGACGTTATCCGCCGTGTAGGCGGTTTAATCAGAAAAGGCGGCCCGCAATAATGCTGTGAGCCGCCTTTCGTTTGGGGTCATTCGTCGCCTTCGTATGGTGTTACATCCAGCACGTTGTAGGCGTACCTGTGCCGTCGGGATGGTTTGCCCCCTTCCGTGATGGGGAGCACGCGCAGGTCGTAGTAGGGGTAGGAGGGGGTGAAGAGGATTTTATCGACCTTTGCCGGACTGGTGCCGTCGCGGTCCCATCCGGATACGAGGTCGCCTTCCTTGTAGGGGCAGGCGGCGACGGCGGCGTCACGTTTGGCGACCTCAAGGGCGTTTTTCGCCTGTTGCACGACTCGTTCGCACCTTCTGACCTCATCAACGAGTTCCATGATTTCAGCGTCGTTGTCGTTCATTCCGGTTCCGTATGATGCGTGTTGATGTTATGGGTTCATCTTTTGCCTGAGTTGGTCCGCAAGCTCGGGAACCACGCCGAGCAGGGCCGCCCGGAGTATTGGTTCAAGGCTCTCTGCCGCCTGCTGTTCCGACAAAACAGGCGTCGGGGGCGTATCCGTTCCCGCCACATACTGCGGGCCTTCGCCGGTGCGGATCCACGAGGGATTGAGGCCTTTCTTATTGAAAAGCGTCAAGATCCAAGAATCGGGGATGTGGTTGCGCCGTTTCGCATCCGAAATACTGCTCTGCTTCACACCGAGCATAGCGGCGATATCCGTTTGCGTGCGCAGGCCCGTGGACTGAAGTATCCGCTCATAGGCGTCTTGGAAAGGCATGGCAAGTTCTCCTGTGAAGCCCCCGGATTGGGAGACTACCGTTTCGGTCGCGGGCACCCGCACACGGGACAGGCCGCAAACTTGTGGCTTGTGCCGCACTTGGGGCATTCCGTCGGCGGCTTGCCGCCGGAGGTTTTCAGCCCCTTGCAGGCGGCGTTGATGCGGGCGAAGTTCTTTGCCTTGCGCTTGCCCGTCCATTCCGGGCGGTTCGGGTCGTCATAACCGGGCATGGTCAGCCTCCACAGTAGCCGTAGCGGTCGGGGCAGGTACGGCACGTAGAGCAGATGCGGCATGTTTCCTCATAGGGGCATACCTTCCCGTCAGTTTTTCCGTCTTGCCATTTGGGGCATTCTTCGCCCGTACACTTTTCGTATTCGATGATCTCGCAGTTGATCTGGACACCGTTGACATGGTGCTCATAGATTTTGGCCATCGGCATCAGCGGGCAATGCTGTCTTTTCGCCATGCGTCTGGTCAGCACGGCATTCCCTCCTTCGGGGCATCCTTCCATGTCCAGCGGTCCTCGTCGCCGCCGTGTCCGGGATCGGGGTTCAGGCTGCACCCGCCGCAGGGGAAGCCGTCCACGGTGCTGGTGACGTGGGCGCAGGTCTTGCACTCGCGGCGCGGTTCCCAGTTGTCGGCATCGCCGCCGTTTGCCTGTGCGCAGGCCATGCAGGGCTCGGCCTTTTCCGTGCCGTCAGCGGAAAGGTGTCGGCACGACAGGCAGGTGCAGGCGTTGGCGGCGGGCGGGGCGGGCAAGGTGAGCACTTCGGCCCGGCCTTCGCCGTTGTCCGCGGGCTTGTCCGGGGTGACGAGTTCAAGGCGGTGCTGCCGCTCCTCGGCGGTCATCGGGCGGCGGCTGATTTCCTTGCCCGTCACGGAATCGCACCATACGACCTCCATCGTCGTCCGATCTTCAAAGCGGTCGCAGGAGACGGTTTCAAACCGTTTGCCGGAACGGTATTCCGCTGCCGCTTCCGCAGCCTTGGAGACGGAAAGGTCGATGCGTGCCTTGTAGTCCTTCTTCACGGCGAGCAGTTCCGTTTCCAGCTTGTCGCGTTCGCGCAGGGCGTCCGCCATTTCGGAGCCCAGATCAAGGAGCTGTTCATCGGTGAGATCCACCAGTACCTCGATGTTTTCCCGCCCGCAGGCGCGGACGTCATGCGGCCCCGCATCGTCCGGGATGAGCCCGGTGTCTTCCCACGCCTCGCGCAGGATGTCGCAGGCGATGGTGTCGCCGACGTCTATGTCCTCGGCGTCATGCAGGAAGGCGTCGGTAGAGAGTTCCGTACCGTGGCCGTGTTTGTCCGAGACGATGCAGCATTCGCCGTCTTCGGAGAACTCATGGATGGTGAGGGTGACGCGGACGTAATCCGTGGCGTCCTGTTGTTCCTGACTCATGAAAAGTCCTTTGCCGGGGTACATGCCCCCCGGCGGGCTCTATGGGGACGGCGCGGGAGGTGGGCGCCGGTTACATGACGGTGACGGTGGCCACGGAACGGAGTTGCGCGAGGAATTCCTGCACGGCCTGTTCGTGGGCCGGTTCGTAGGCGACGGACAGGATCAGGGTCGTCGTGACCGGGGGAGCCGTGGGGAAGTCGTCCTCTTCGATGAAGGGGGCTGCGGGCGGTGGCGTCGGCACGGCCTGCCGGGTCTGCCGGGCTTCCTCTGCTGCGGCTTCGCGCGCGGCCTTGTCCTTTGCCTGCTGCTCGCGCAGGCTGGCCTCCGCCGCGAAGACCTGCCCGATGACGCCCGCGGCTTCTTCGCTGGTGATGTCCAGCGACAGGCAGGGCGCGAACTTGCCCATCGGGAGGCTAAAGCCGTACTCCTCGGCCTTGGCCTTCAACGCGGCTTCAACCATCGTAGCGCGGTCGGCCCTGGCCCGTTCAAGCTGTTCGGCTGCGGCCTTGTCCTGCTTGTGCTTGAGGATGATGTTCTGGATTTCGGCGTGCAGTTGGGCCTGCTTGATGCTCTTGTTGAGCCACGGTTCCTTGATGGGGATGTCGAGTTCCGGCGCGCCTTCGCCGTTCTTCAAAGCGTCGATGACGAACTGGACGCTCTGGCGGCGGCCTTCGCGGTCGCGCCGTTCGAATTCCTTGACCTGCGCGTTCAGTCCGGCGCGGACTTCGACGACGCGGGCGACCAACGCCTTGGCTTCGGCGTCGAACGCTTCCAGCGGCCCGGCGATCTGGCGGGTGATCTCCTTGCGGGCGTTGTCGAGCCTGTCACGGAGCTTGTTCAGCCCCGCCATTTCGGACTTGATGGCGGGCACGTCCTCTTCTTGCACTACCAGTTTCTCGTATTGCTCCAGCGTGGCGTCGAGCAGGGCGGACACGGCGTCCCGGTTCCAGTTGATGACCAGCGGCGTCGCGGTGACGGCAAGGTCGAACTGCGCCAGTCCGGTGGGTTGCATCTGCGCGGGCGGAAGGGCTTCCAGTATTTCTGCGGTCTGTGTCATGGTTGTATCCTGTTGGTTTTGCTAGAAAGGAACATCGTCCATGCCGGAGGCCTCGGACGGGAAGGCGGGGCCGAGGTCTTCATAAGCGGATGGGGGAGGGGCGTGGCGTCGGCCTTGCTGCCTGCGCCCGCCTTCCTGCTGCTGGCTGGACTGCCCGTCCGCCTTGCGGTCGAGGAACTGGACGCGCTGCGCCTTGATTTCCGTGGCGAAACGGTCCTGCCCCTGCTGATCCTGCCACTTGCGGGTTTCGAGCCTGCCTTCGATGAAGACGAGGCTGCCCTTGGCGAGGTACTGCGAACAGTTTTCCGCCGCCTTCTGGAACACGACGATGCGGTGCCACTCGGCCTTTTCGACCTTCTGCCCGCTGTTGTCCGTGTAGGATTCGTCCGTGGCGACGCTGAACGTACAGACGGGACTGCCGCTCTGGGTGTATTTGAGTTCCGGCTCGCGTCCGAGCCGCCCGATGATCATCACTTTGTTGAGACTCATGGATTCTCCTGCTGGCGGGATAAAAGAAAACCCCGTCCGATGGTCGGGCGGGGCACGGATTACGCGGCGCGGGTCTGGCCCGCTTCAATCTGCTTCCGGCGTACCCGGAAGGCTTCACGGATGGCGGCAATCTCCGGGTGGTTTTCCGGGACGGCAAGGCGGGTTGCTGCCGCGAACAGGGCCGTGACCGTCTCGCAGGCGTTGAACTCGGCAATGACCTGAGCCGCCGGGATGATGTTCGGGATGGATGACGTGGGGCGGGGCTTTTCGGGAGACGGCGTTTCCCGCTTCGGCGCGAGTTCCTTGCGGCGGTCGAGGAACAGCCGGGAAAGCTGGTTGAAGTGGCGGTGTTCCTTTTCAACCCGCACCTTCTTCCAGTATTCCTGCAGTTCCTCTTCCGTGGTCATGCGGGCGAGTTCCGCGCGTACCTTGTCGAAGTCCACGGGGCCGCTCATGACCTGCGGGCGGGCGTCCTGCCTCGGCTGCACGGGCTCAGGCGTCTCGGCGTCGGGATCGTCCTGTCCGATGTCCTCGGTGGGGATGCAGAACGTCTGGAGCAGGGCATACTTGTGGGCCACAGCCATAGCCTTGTTGGTGGCCTTGTCCGAAGTGTCTCGGCCCTCGCCCATGACCGTGCAGGAAATGGACGAGCCGTCCGCATGGAAGAAGCGGTACTCCACGGAAAGGGTCACGCACTGCATCGCACCGCCCTTTGCGGTCGTGCGGTCTTCGCTGGCCCGGGAGAGCACTGTGGGGGCCATGAATACCTTATGCTTTGCCAGAAGCGGATGCAGCGCGTTGTACACGTCGTCGATGCCGCGGTACTTGAACCCCTGTTCCTTGTTCTTATTGTCCTTCCCGATGGACGGGATCTCCGCGAGGATTTCCGCCATAGCCTGATAGATGCCCGTGGGCTGCGGCTGGTCACACATCGTCGTCTCCTTCCGTCGTTTTCCGGCGCAGGGCCTTGCGCCGTGCGGCATTGCCCGCCGCGATCATGAGTTCCTCGTCCGTCCAGGGGCCGTGTTCTTCGCTGTAGGCGTCGTCCGTCCAGTTCATCGCAGGGCCTCCTTGAGCAGCGGCTCGATAATGGGGCGCATGCCAAGCGCGAGGAAACACCCGCCGAGCAGGGCGGCGACCAGTACTGCGAGCAACACCCTGTCCGGGATGTGCCAGTGGCGCACGTTGTCGGGATCGGGGAGGGGGTATTTGTGGGCCGGGGCCTCTCGCGGTTCTCTCATGGGCTGCTTCCTCACTTTCGCTGCGGCTTCGGCAAAGGCGCGCGCCGCGTTTTCGTAGATGATGGCGATTTCCTCGCGGGTGTAGGTGTGGCCGCAGTGACGGCATTTGAGCTTGTCACCGGAGGTTTCCGTCAGACGAATCAGACGGCCTTGCACCTTGCAGTGGGGGCAGAGAACACGGGCTTTCATGCGGCTACCTCCAGCAGTTCGAGAACGGCGTCGATTCCGCCATCCTCGTCGATGAACTGGCAGTTGGTGATGGGCCGCGTGGGGACGAGTTCCCCATCGTCCCATTCCGCCGCCCGGAGGCTCCAGCCCTCCCGTGTAGCATTGAGGAACGACATCACGGCTGCGGGTGAATTGAAAAAGTGTCTGACCGTTCCGCCGTAGAGCGAATTCCCGGTTTCGATGCAGAAGAATGTGGTGTTCATGCGACCCTCCTTGCGTCGAGCTTTTCAATCCACAGGCCGACGACTTCGGCATCGGAAACATGCCCGGCGCGTATATCATCATAGAGCGCGATGAGTTCCGCCGCGTCGCATTCCCCGCCGCATTCCGGGCAGGTGAACAGGCCGTTTTCACAGGTGAGGCTGTGGCGTTCGCCCTGCTCAAGGCAGTTGGGGCAAGGGAAATGCTCCCGGCTCAGGGCCGTGTCGCGTGCCAGCCGCGCGGCAAGGTTCTCTTCCGCGTCGCGCTCAATGGCGCGCATGATGCAGTCTTCCGGGTGATAGCAGGTTCCAAAAGCCCCTTCACGTCCGCAGTTCGTGCCGTAACACATAGAAATACCCTCGTTTTGATGTTTGGCTTGGCGTCCCAAACCCAATGAAAAAGCCCGGTTGGTTCCGGGCTTTTCGATGGGGCTAGGCTGTGGGTTTAAGGGCATCACAAAATTGATGGGGCAGAAGCCCCATACCAATCATCTTCATCCAGGATTAAAACTCGCCTGAACTCTGATTTTTGAATATGTATGAGTTCTACCTGGGTTACAGTTTGAATCCATGCCCGGCGAAATGCCCCCATCTCGTAATGATAAATGCAGACGCGAATCATGATCTGTTCTCCTCAATCGACAATTCCACAAATCTGCTTGGCATAATACGTTGCGGCATTGCTCCGCATCCGTTGCCATGCTCCATTGCGCGGGCTCCAGCGAAAGCCGTGGCTCTTGAGCTTCGTCCGCGTGTCGGCGTCGGGCTTATCGTCGAACAAGATTTGCAGCCGATTCTCTTCAACGTTGTCCACAATGGTTCCGCCGTCGAAAGGCGTCTTGGTGGTCATGTCCTGAGCCGTAGCCTTGAGCTTTTCAATCCGTACCTTGATGCGCCGTATCTCCGCGCTGTTGTTCGCTAGCGAAAATTGTGGGTACGGTTGATGGTGACAGCTTGACATAGTTGTCCGCATTTTGTCGATTTGAGCCTGCGTCATGCCAAGGGCAAGCAAGGCCGCATCACCTTTCTTGAAAGCCTTGTTGACTTCCTTCATCCATGCGTGGGCTCTTTCCCTTTCCGCCAGCTTCTTTTCAAGCCGTTCCAAGGCGTCCGGTGCATCCGAAGAAATGCCGTTCTGCCCTACGCATTCGGCTTTCTCTTCATAATATGCGGCCTTCTTGTCGAGGCTGATCGCCTTGTCCATCGTCTGACCGATGCGGGCACGGTATCGGCGGTCCCGGCCTTCCGAGTGATGCCCCACAAGAATGGGCTGCCCCATCGGTATGATTGAAGCCATTTTTTCCGCTTGGCGGGCGGCTGCATCGCTCTCCTGCCGGGCTCTTTCCGCCCGCAGTTCGTAACGTTCCCGGCGGGCTTCCTGCCGTTCGTAATAGTCGGCTTGCGGCATATCCTTTTTCCTCCCTTTTCGTATTGTTTCCAGCCAGAACCGTTATCGTTCCGGCTGGTTCAATGCGAAAATTTACAATTCCTCTTCCTTTCTCTTCCCCGGTTTGCTTTATCCGCCGGGGGCTCCGCCCTGCTCTTTTACCAATGCTCCAACGCCTTGCCGTGGTCATGGCCTTGCCGCCTGTTACGCGGGGGCTCGACGGGTACAACGCCGGTTTTGGGGGCTTCGTCGCGCTGATTGTCAAAGAACCATCTGGAGGGAAGGAAAGGGATTTGAACCCTTGGAGGAGCTTATCCCTCTACGGTTTTCACCGCCGCAATCGGCCTCTCTGCCATCCTTCCCGTCTACTACTTCTTCGCCTCACCAGTCTCACGGGCCTCTTTCGAGCTTTCCGGGCGGCCTCTTGCTCCGCCCACCGTATCCGCTACGGCCTTCATGCCGCCCAAACCGGCTTCCTTCTCACGGGGCATTCTGGCTACTTTCCGGCTAGGTGCCTGGCGTGTTCGCCTTCCCCGTTCGTTGTGAAGTCATAATACCAAATGGAAACACAAAGTAAAGCAAAAAGTTTACAAATGGTATCACGATAAATATAACAATACCGCCGACACCAAACGGCATCGGCGGTCACGCCCCATAAGGCACAAAAAAGCCCCTCACGAGGAGGGGCAACGGGAGATTCCGTTAAGGTACTAATGGATTAATATTCATATTAGATAGTTCAGTGCTATGATTATGTGTAAAATCAACTTGTTGAATAGGATTTGTCTTGATACCCATATTTTTTAGAATTAGCAACATTTTATGATGATGTTTCAATGCTGGATTATTTTCTGTATCTTTAAGCAATAATGATATTTTATAATGCTTCTTATCTATTTTCATTAGAGCAAACTCCCATTAGTCATTTCTCTAGTGTGTAAAAATAATTGATAATTATATTTTGATGAAAAGTCAATGGCAAGTCTATTATATTCTTTTATTGAATTATATAATTCAATATTATCTGAATAATCTTCAATTTTTAACTTTAGTTCATTTTGAAGAGTTTTTATCCCTATATGCCTACCATGTATATGCCAATGAGCATTGTTTCCTAATATTTTAGCTATCTGTTCAGCTCTATCTTCTTTTTCTTTAGATGTAACTTCGGTTTTTGTTTTGTTATGAACTGTCCAGTCTTTAAATTTATATTTTACAAGCCATTTTTTTAATAAAGTTACGGTTAAGTTTCGTGCTTGTTGATAAAAATTTAGATCTGCAAGGTTTAAATTTAAAGCCATTTGTAACTCTACGGGGCTTATAGGATTTTGTGGATCATTATTTAATGATTTTTTACATATTGCATCGAATTGATCTAAATATCCTTGTGCAGGAACCCATTGTCCATTAGATAATACTTGAGGATCTATAGGGCCTAATGATGAGGCAAAATTCATATATATTTTGTCACCAGACATACAAAGAATAGTACCCGCTGAGTATGCGTATTCATGTACAATAAAATATACTTCATCATAGAACCTACGCATCACCTCAACCATTATTTCAGCCATTTCTACACTGCCGCCATTCGTTGTTAAATTAACAGCAAGCGATTTATGTCTCTTTTTTCTAGCTAATTTTTCAAATTCAGAAGTAAAAAATGTTCTGTGGTTAGGGTGAATTCCACCATAAAACAAAAAAACATCAGACTTGAGATGGTTTTCTAATTTATTACAATAATGATTTAAAGCTTCATATGCAACTTTATCAAACGGAAGTAATTCCATTGCATTCCTCCTCCCCGCTCCGGCGGGGATTTTCATTTGCAGCTCACGTCACTCCACGCCCATACAACCCGACCGACGATGGACTTGTTCCAGTCCCCCTCGAAGTCTTCCATTAAGCTGTAGACCTCGGGGGGATTCTCGGCGGCGTTGTCCGAATAGTAGGTGATGCGATAGTCGCGCTTTTTCGGCTGGTTTTCCGCTGCCACGCGCTTGATCTTTCCGCTGCCGTCGGCGGGATCGAGGACAAGCATGATTCTTCCCTTAAAGTTCATCACATCCTTATCCTGCCTATCCACCAGCACAATATCCTGCGGCTTGAGCGTGGGAACCATCGAAGTTGAATGCTTTCCGAGCATGACGGCGATCAGATCGCGCTTGTGTTGAATGGCCCGCTGGTGACGCCAGACGAGGAACCACGAGATGAGTTCATTTTGCGGAATGATGCCAGGGCCAGCCCCGACCTCTTCAACCAGAGGGACAGCAAGATAATCTTCATCGGGGGGAGGGGGAAGATCTTCTCCGGCCGGAGCTATACGTGCGTCTACGAAACAAACATTTTTCGATTGTTCCTGCTGAGCATCACAATAGAATGAGACACCTAAAGTATCAAATATTTTTGATACTTCGACGACTGTAGGGTTACGATCTCCTGAAAGCCACCGCGAAAGTGTAACAGCGTTTACACCGCATCTTTCTGCAAGCTTGCGGATACTCCCCGCATCGTCAGCAGCTTTTCTAAGCGTGGCTATAACTGAGTCAAGAAAGGTTTTCATGAAATAATGATACCAATTGGTTGCAAAAAGTCTATGCCACATATGGTATCGGTATTTACTTTACCGATACCATAAGGTACGATCTGTCGCATGGAAGCACGAATCGTTTCAGAACTCCGATTTTTTTTGATGGAGCACAAAATTTCTGCTCGTCGTTTGGCTCTTGAAGCAGGTGTTACCCCGGTAACCGTAACTCGCGTGTTATCTCGTGAAAGGAAAGATATGGTTTCTGCAAAAGCTGATGCGCTGCGGGATGCTATGTCTCGGATAGCCGCTCCCAATACTCCCACCGAACACGAAGAGGCCCACCATGCTGACTAATCTTTTGATTGCCATTGGCGTCGTGGTCGTCGTGGCGTTCATCTTCTCTCCGGCGGGATAACCCCGCCATGCACCGCCGGGCCACGGCTTCTGGCGTGGGGTAGTCCTCGGCGCGGTAGCACTTCCAGCGGATGGTGCCGCCGGACAGAATGCGGACGCGCCACACGGGGCCGCGTCGGGTGATGAGCAGGTGAACAAGTTCCATGCCCTCCAGAATAGGGCGGCACACAGACAGAATGAACGGTGAAATGATGACAATCCCCACACTTGAACACGTTATCGAAGCCGTACAGACGGCGGTGAAGAAGTATCCCGGCGGCGTCCGGGCAATGGCGGCGGAAATGGATATGGCTCCGTCGAGTCTCGGCAATGTCCTCAATCCCTACGCCGACCGCACTTCCGTCAAGCTCGGGCTGGAACAGGCCGCGTTCATCATGCATCAGACGGGCGACGTGTCCGCCCTCCAGCTTCTTGCGGCGGATCTCGGATTTTCGCTTCTTCCGATGTGTGCGGAACCTGACAAGGGCGTGGAAGGCGAACAGCTCGATGATGTGGAGCGTCTTGCAGACCTGCAAAGGGCCATACGTAGGAATGCGCCGCAGAAGGTGCGGGCAAAGCTGTTGGGGGCCCTGATCATCGACCTGATGGAAACGGAGACGGCTGTGCAGCATGAAGGGAGGAAGGGAGAATGCCGATCCTGATTTGCCAACAGTGCGGTCGGATGTTTGAGGTGACTCCCAGCCGCGAGCATTCGGCAAGGTACTGCTCGAAGGAGTGCCAGATTGCCGCCACCCAGAAAAAAGAGGCCAAGTGCGAATGCTGCGGAAAGGAGTTCAATCCCCTCAACCGCAAGAACCCGCGTTTTTGCTCCCGCATCTGTGCCAGCGCAGCGCAAAGCGGCTTGAGCCGGGAAGCGTATCTCGCAAAAAAAAGCGCAGCCAAGGCAGACCCCCGCAAGGGAAAGCATCTGTGCGCGGGGGTTGCCGGCAAGAGCTGTGGGCGGTGGATCACTGACTACAGATGCCCTCAATGCTGGGAAAAGTTGCGTAAAGGATCCGACGCTGAGGGGCTTCCCTCATACGAATTTCACGGAAGAAGATCCGGGGGGATGGAATGGGACTGGTAGGGCCTGGCCCCTGCCATCACGGTCGGCTTCACCGTGATGGGCGGCGCGTCCTGTGCTTTGCTGACTGGTCGAAAGAGTACGGAGTCCCGGCGTGGACGTCTCGAAACGGGTTCGTCAAAGACGTGAACTTCTGCCGCCTGTACTGCGAGAAGAGGCCGGACATTGTTGAAGTAGAACTTGAAGGATCAGAATGAACGATAGTGTCTTGTTTTCAAGCAAATCAATCGATTGGTCTACTCCGCAAGAGCTTTTTGACGCTCTGGACAAGCGGTTCCAGTTCACGCTTGACGTGTGCGCGAGTGACAAGAACGCAAAGGTAAAGCGGTACTTTACGCGAGAACTGGATGGACTTGGTCAATCGTGGGGTGGAGAGCGATGCTGGATGAACCCGCCCTACGGTCGCGAGATCGGACCGTGGGTCAAGAAGGCCCACAGGGAAGCGGAACATGGCGCGTTGGTCGTCGGGCTTCTCCCTGCCCGCCCCGAAACACGATGGTGGCAGGAACACGTGAACGGAAAGGCCGACCTGCGTTTTATCGCCGGGAGACTGCGGTTCGGCGAAGCAAGAAACTGCGCCCCGTTTGCGTCCGTCATCGCCGTGTGGTGGGGATGGGGCGTCTTGGATGGCTGGTTTCCCGACAGGCGCAGAAAAGATTTACGGATCATGTGAAGGCAAAAGAAAAGGCCCCCTGTTCTCCCAGAGGGCCAAAGGGGGATGAAACATGCGGATTCATCGAAACGACAAGATGAGTATGCCCGTAACAGGGCGTTCCGTCAAGGGAAAAGTGGCGTGATGAACAGTGATATCAGGTTATCCGTCGGGTTTTGGCAACACCCGAAGACAAAGAAGACTGCCCGCCGTCTGGGGCTTGAGGGGATACGCTCCCTGCAAGTTCTGTGGGCGTGGGCTGCTGTGAATCGCCCGAACGGGGACCTTTCCGGCATGGACTGGGAGGACGTCGAACTTGCAGCGGACTGGCAGGGTGAAGAACGGAAATTTTTCGACACCTGCCTTGGCATGTGGATTGACGAAAGCCCTGACGGGTACACCCTGCACGATTGGCAGGAACATAACCCGTGGGCAAGTGAAGCCGATACCCGTAGCGATGCCGCAAGGCTTTCTCGTTTTGCAAGAAAATTCCCCGAGATAGCTAAATCTATGCGTGATGATGGAGTGAAGGGACTTACGCAGGAAGAGTATCGTATGTACGCCGATGGTACGCCGTACATACGGCGTAATACGAACGTAGATACGGCGTTGAACGAACGTAGTACGGATCGTTCTACTCCTGCTCCTTCTCCTACTCCAAACGTAAAAGAAGAGAGTGTGCTTAACGCGCACGCGCGCGTTGAACGCCCGGCGGAAAATCCAGAGCCGGAAGCCGTCCTTTCTCGTCAGCCCTCGTTGGCGTTTGACGAGTTCTTCGAGGCGTTCCCGGAACAGCACCGGGGAGGCAGGAGCGAAGCCGCGGGCGAATGGGTAGCCCTTGAGTCCAACCGTGCTCTTCCCGGCTTGCCTCGCATCCTCGACGCTCTAGGGCAGTGGGAGGACTCCGAGGCATGGAAGCGGCAGGGTGGCAGATATATCCCCACGGCGGCAAATTTCCTCAAGCGGGAATACTGGCTGCGAAAGCCGCCCGAACCCGCTGAGCAGGGCGGCAACGGCGAACAGGCGCGGCCCCGGGTGGCTACCGTAGCGCAGCAGCGGGTACAGGACAACGACGACATGGCGAAAATGCTTTTACAGGCAAGGAGGGCTCAACATGCACAACCCGGACTTCACGCTTCAACTGCTGGTCAATCTGGCGCTGCATTACCCGCAAGCAGGTAGGACGCCAGCACAGTTGCAAATTTTGGCTGAGGATTGGGCCGAAGACCTCGCGGAGTTCTCGCCCGAAACCGTGGAACGCGCCGTGAAGCAATACCGCCGCAATTCGGCTTACTTCCCGACTGTGGCCGACATCTGGGCACATTGCGACGAATTGCGGCGGGGAGAAACGGCGCAGGCCGATGCACTGGCACTTCCTGAGCGAACAAAGACGTTCGATGAGCGTTGCGAAGAGGGCGCCGACTGGTGCGCGAAGATCCTCGCCAATCTGCGGGGGAAGATGGACGCCAGGAAGCAGGGTAGGCCGGATATGCCCTTGAACGAACAGCTTGCCAATCTCCGGGCGTTGGGGATGGAGCAGTGACAGCCTACCGCTTTGTCCTGAACTGCACGCCCACGGCACAGGCCCGAGTCCGGCACACCGTCCGTTGTGGGCACAGCGTGGCTTACAAGTCTGCCGGGCAGAAGAGCGCGGAAGCCGTGCTTGACGATCTCCTTTCTGCGCGCGCCCCGAAAAAGCCTCTAGAAGGACCTCTCGTGCTCGAATTTGTCGCGGGGATGCCGATTCCCGCATCGATCCCGAAAAAACAACGAGAGGCCATGTTGCGCGGCGAAATCGCCCACACGAAGAAACCGGACTTAGACAACATGGCAAAGCAGCTCAAAGACGCCATGTCGCGCACTGGGTTCTGGGGCGACGACAGGCAGGTGGTGTCCCTGCGTTGCTCGAAATGCTACGCAGCAGTCCCGCATTGGGAGGTAGCCGTGTACACACAGGAGGAAGCGCAATGAATGAACGGAAATTGCTGCTCGGCTGGAAGGCCATCACAGCCTACACCGGAGTTAGCCGCCTCCTCATGATCCGCTACGCCTACCCCGTCCACGACTGCGACAGGGCAACTCATCACGGGTACGGCGTCTGTGCCTATACCGACGAGCTTGACGCCCACAAGGAGGCTACCAGTGCATAACATCGACATCACGATACTTGGTGAACAGGCTCTTGCGGCACTCATGCAGCGGCTGTCGGAAGCACGCGGGAAGCACCCTGTTTTCGCGGAGGGCAAATACCATGCGCTCGGCGTTATCGGGGAGGAGTACCGTGAGCTTGTATACGCCGTTGAGCACGAAACTCCGGAGCGTATCCGCGACGAAGCCCTCGATGTAGCTGTGACCGCACTGCGGCTATGGCTTGGGGAACACAAGGTTGGTGCTCATGAGTGACGTGTGGGTGAGCCAGTTCGAACTGTCAGAGGCCATCGGTGACGTGGGGGCGGTCATCCTCTGCGCACAGTGCGGTGGACGTTCATACTTTATCCCCCGGAAGCCCACAGGTTTTCTTCTGGAGTTGCTTGGTCGGCAGCGTATGGCGGCACTCTGTACAGAATTTGGGGGGATGCAGATCGTCGTGCCCAACCTGCGCCGTGGTGAACCGTTCAAAGGACGTATCCTGTCCCGTCTGGAAGCAGGGGAGAAGCCGGACGCCATCGCCGAAGCCCTTGGCGTGACCACTAGGTACGTCCGTCGGCTCAAAAAGCAGCTTTGCGGGAACCCGGAACCACAGCAGCAATATCGGCTGTTGTAGAATCTTGTTCACGGTGTCCTCCCCCTATTCTCTTGTGCGAGAGTGGACGCAGGAGGATATTTTTTATGGCTGTTCTTCCCTTGCGCCACTTCTCCCCGGTCGAATTCCGCTGCAAGTGCGGGTGCGGCGCGGGCATGGAGAAGATGGACGCCGACCTGCTCCAGATGCTCGACGAGGCCCGTGATCTGGCGGGCATCCCGTTCCCCCTTTCTTCCGCCTACCGCTGCCCGAAGCACAACAAGGTGGTCGGCGGCGTGCCCACCTCAGCGCACACTCGCGGCTATGCCGTGGATATCCGCTGCGTGGATTCCCATTCCCGTTTCGCCATGCTGCAAGCCCTGCTTGAGGCCGGGTTCCGGCGCATCGAGCTGGCTCCGACGTGGATCCATGTGGACAACGACCCCGACAAGCCGCGCGACGTGGCCTTTTACCAGCATGGAGGCAAGTACTGATGGAAGCGACCGTGATTGATTTCATCCTTTCGACCTTGATGAGCCTTTCCGCGCAGTACCCCGACGCGGCGTGGCTCGTCACCGCCCTGAGCGTGGTCATGACCGTGTGCGGCCTGTGCGCCGTGGCCACCGTATGGATGCCCGTGCCGAAGGAACCGACCGGGCTTTATGCCGTCTTCTACCGCTGGGCCCATGCCCTTGCCGCACACTTCGGGCAGAACAAGGGTGCCGTGGCTGACGGCAAGTCCGAAACCGTGAAGGCCGAAGTCAAGGCCGTGACGGGGAAGTGATGTGCGGGCCGTCCTTGAGTTCCTTTCATCGCTCGCCGGGATCCTCAAGCTGTGGCTGCGTCAACGGTACGGCGAACGCCGCGAGGCTGATCGCGCTGCTGTGCGTGATGACGCTGGCGGCGAGTGGGTGCAGCACAGTGGCGGAACCGACCGCCGCGACAAGCCCGGCTCCGCTGACGCCGGGGGCCGTCGTGACGGGTGAGTGGTCCTACACCTACCGGGGCGAGACGTTCACCGAGCCCGGCGAGTGGGTGCACCTGCCCGCAGGAGAGGCCGGGAACCTGCTCCTGTGGATCAAGGGCGTTGAGGCTGGAAGCTGATGGAGCATACACTGGACCATGAATCCCGGCTTTCCCGCATTGAGGCATTGCTCGAAGCGCTCAACCAGCGGCTTGACGACGCGATACTCACGCAACTCCGCGATCATGGAAAACGCATTCGGGATCTTGAGGATCATATCTCGGTTATGGCCGAGACGTGCGCGCGGGAACGCGGGGAGCGGCAGGGCAGCAGGACAACGGCCATCGCCATCATAACCGCCCTCTCGGGAGTTGGCGGTTGCATCGGTGCCATTGTGGGCCGGATGTTTTGAGAATGCCCTGTGCATGAATGGACACCTATGCGCTCCAGCGTCAGCTTCTTCAGGCAGAACTTCCTTCAACGGAAAAGCTTGTAGGTATGGTGCTCGCCCTACACATGGACAAACGGACCGGAAAAATCCGCGTGCGGCAGGAAACCGTCGCGCAGGAGTGCGGCGTGTCTGTGCGAACAGTGCGCAGGGCCGTTGCTGCGCTCGTATCCTCCGGGGTGTTCACTTCCACGGCAACCGGACGCTCCTCGGTTTTGGCTGCCGGTTCTGGAAAGAGTACTGGAAGAGTGGATCGGCCACCGGTGTCCTATCAGACCGGTCACGGGTGTCCGCAATTGAAGCGGAAAAGGGCCCCTTGGGAGTATGATTTGGCGCACAGTACGAGGCCCGAGGAAGAGGAGAAACGAGGGCATGAAAGTTTTTTGAGAGAACAGGAAGAACGCAGGCCAAACGGGGGGTGCGACGATGGCGGCACGATTTGATTGGGAATCCATCCGGGCCGAGTACGAAGTAGGGGCGAGCCAGTCCGATCTGTCCAAGCGGTACGGTGTGAGCCGGACGGCCATCCAAAAGCGCATCCGGGCCGAAGGCTGGGTGCAGGATATTTCCGGCACCGTGAACCGCATGGCAGAGGCCAAGGTTGCGGGCGTGGTTGCAGGCTGCAACCCTCAAAAAAAGGCCGAAGCCTTGGATCGCGCCGCCGAAGCCAAGGCCGCCGTCATCACCCGCCACCAGCGGGAGTGGGATCGGCATCAGTCCATTATGGATGAGGCGTTGTCCGAAGGCAGCTTCGACAAGGCCAAGCTCGCCAAGATCACCGCCGAGACGATCAAGATCCGGCAGGAGGGAGAGCGCAAGGCGTGGGGCATCGTGGACAAGACCGCCTTGGATCACACTTCATCCGACGGTTCCCTATCTCAGCGTCCGGTGGATCTCTCACACCTCTCCCCGGACGAGCTGCTTCGCCTGACGAAGGAAGCCTTCAAAACGCCGGATCATGAGTAGCCCCGCCATCCTTTCCGATATCCGGAAGGCACTGGCCCGTAGCTGTCTCGCGGCCTTCGTGCGCTACACCATGCCCGGCTACCGCATGGGATGGGTGCATGAGGAAATTTGTTCCGAGCTTGACGCTTTCCTTGCAGATGTCGTAGCCGGGCGTTCCCCGCGCCTCATGCTGACCATGCCCCCGCGCCACGGGAAAAGCGAGCTCGCCTCCCGCCGCTTCCCGGCTTACGCCTTGGGCCGCTATCCCGATCTATCCGTCATTTCAACGAGCTACGCCGCCGACCTGTCCTCGCGCATGAACCGCGACGTTCAGCGCGTCATCGACAGTCCGGAATACCGGGAACTCTTTCCCGGCACGGCGCTGTACGGCAAGAACATCCGCACCGTGGGGAACGGTTCCTACCTCCGCAACTCGGATATATTCGAGGTAGTGGGGCACGCTGGATGCTACCGTTCCGCTGGCGTGGGCGGCGGCATCACGGGCATGGGCGGGCATATCGTCATTGTCGACGACCCGTTCAAGGACCGGGCGTCCGCCGATTCCCCGACCATCCGCCAGAACGTCTGGGACTGGTACACGTCCACGCTGTACACGCGCCTCGCGCCCGGCGGGGGGGTGCTCATCATCAATACGCGCTGGCACATGGCCGACCTTTCCGGGCGGCTGCTTGAGGCCGCCGCACGGGGGGAGGGCGACCACTGGCGTGTGGTGGACTTCCCCGCCATCGCCACGGCGGACGAGCCACATCGTAAGGCCGGGGAAGCCCTGCACCCGGAACGTTACCCGCTGAGCCAGCTCCTTGCCATTAAGAAAGCCCTCGGCACACGCGACTGGGAGGCCCTGTACCAGCAGCGGCCCACGCCCGATGGCGGCGCCATTTTCAAATCCGAGTGGTTGCGCTTTTGGCTCCCCAAAGATCTGCCAGAGCAGTTCGACCAGCTCCTTATCTCGTGGGATATGACGTTCAAGGACGGCGACGATACCGACTTTGTTGTGGGGCAGGTGTGGGGCCGCAAGGGGGCCGCCCGCTACCTACTGGATCAGGTACGACGGCGTATGGGCTTTACGGATACGGTGGCCGCGTTCCGGGCGCTCGCCGCTAAATGGCCCGGCGCAACCCGTAAGCTGGTGGAGGATAAGGCCAACGGACCGGCGGTTATCGACGCGCTGAAACATGCCGTGCCCGGTATCATCCCCGTGGAGCCGGACGGCAGCAAGACGGCCCGGGCCCATGCTGTGACTACGTTCTTCGAGGCCGGGAACGTCCTACTCCCGCACCCTGAGCATTGCCCGTGGGCGCGGGAGTACGTCGCGGAACTGACGCAGTTCCCCGGTGCGCCCCACGACGACCAAGTGGACGCCACAACACAGGCGCTGCGCGACTTCGACGCCAAACGCCCCATGTGCATCGACACCCGGATACTGCGCCAGCCGCGCATGGGGCTGCGGAGGTTTTGGGGGTGAGAGAATATAACTTATTAATAATACAGAATAATTGCATTTTATGACTAAAAATTAGCGTTGCGCTATTTTTTTTATTTACACTAATATTTTTTTGAGGTATTAATAAATTAACAATTCACAAATCTGGGAGGGTTCCATGGAAAGACATCACGAAACAGAGTTGGCAATTCTTCTTGAAAAGCTGGTAGATAACGGGTTCATCGAAGTAGGGTGGGACAGGATTTATCGTTGGTATGGGCAAGAGCGTCTATCAAAAAGGTCATACAAAGATTTTTATGAACGAATTGAAGATGCGGCGAATCAAAAGGGAATTGCTGTAAAATGTATAGAAAATGCTTGTTATATTGTTCTTTTTATAGATTCTCGAACGAGCAATTTCAAGGAAAAATTTGATTAATAAAAGAGCGACCCGGTAAAAGAGCTCCACCTCCTAAAACCGGGCCTAACCATCAACTCACTCAAAAGGGGAGTGGATCATGGCTTTGTCAAAACTATCTGAATACTCACCGAAAGTCCAGAACGGGGAATACCCCATAGTACTTTCCCCCATTCATTTTCATGGAGACACCATTTTTTGTTGCACCTATCAGAATCAGCCGTACACCCCCATGAAGCCCATTGTGGAAAATATGGGCTTGGATTGGCAATCACAGGCTACGAAGTTCAGAGCCAACAAGGAGCGTTGGGGGGTGGTGATTATCGCCACCCCTTCCAAGGGAGGAGAGCAGCAGTCCACATGTATGCCCGTCCGCAAGCTTCCCGCATGGCTCAACAGCATCAACCCCAAGAAGGTTCGCCCCGAACTCCGGGCCAAGATCGAACTGTACCAGAACGAAAGCGACGATGCCTTGTGGAATTACTGGGTGAACGGGCGGGCAGAACGCCCTTGTTCAAATGCTGGCCGCCCGTCCCGCCGTTCCGACCCCGAGCGCAAGGCGCTTACCGCCATCATCAACACATGGGTGGGCATGGCCCCGATTCACTACGCCTCGGCCCGTGCGCAGGTAAACGCCCATTTCGGCGTCACTTCTGTGGACGCCCTGACCGTAGCGCAGGTTAAGGAGGCTATTCAGTGGGTACAGGCAAAGATTGACGCTCTCCCCGCTGTGCCCGCCCCCGCCCGTCCCCCGGTGCTTCCCGCCTCTTCAATTTACGCCGACCGCATGAAGGCCCTCACTGATCTCGAAAAGCGGTTTATGGAGTTCGCGGGGGAAACCAGAACCCGCCTTTCCGAACTCAACGCCGAGTACGTCCGCCTGAACCAAGGGGCTTATGCCGCCATGCTTGGCCTCATCCCTTCGATACAGCCCGGTTCCAAGGATAGGCTTATCGACGCGCTGGCGTCTCAATCATATGATGCCTACAACTGGATCGATGAGGGGTTGCAGCGTATGAGGCTGGCAATCATCGCCGCACGGGCGGCAAACAGGACGATTGCAGAAGCGAACTAGCAAACAGGGCCCCCGCCGGAAACGGGGGCTTTTCTTACTCGGGTAGTTTTACGCAATCCGTTTACCACAGCCCATCGTCCCGGCACGGCCCCTTCACAAAGGGGTTTTCGTTGCCTTGCAGTTTTTCGATGCGCTTGGCCCGTGTGCACTCCCACGCATCCACTTGGTACATCTTGTCCCACGCGTCCATGAGCTGCGTCTGCTGGCGGCTCATGCGGTAGCGCGGGGCGTAGGCGTCGGCCATATACTTGTAGGTCCGGGCAATTTGTCCCCTTGATCTGATAGGCGGCTCGGCCTTTCTGTCCGCAATCTTCATCTCACAACTCCCGAAGTCCGGCTTTTCTCCCGGCAACATCTGAAAGTTGTAGTTCTGGCGTAGGGCATTCACCGCGCCGATGGCCGGATACAGGTTGTACATGTCCGCCTGCATGTACCGATAGTCTTTATTGACCTTCTCGGCGCACTTGCGGCCTTTGAACGCCTTTCCCCTGTTGTCCACGCACTGCGCGTCGCCCTCGCGCCACTCCGCGAACGCCTGCCCGAAGTTCTCGGCGGGGACCACGTGTTCCCATTCCACCTTCCCGGCCCGCTTCCCGTGCTTCGCGGCAGTAAACCCTTCCGGCAGGGTGACATTCTTCTTCTTGTCGAACGCCGCCCCGCAGTAGAGCGTGATCCGATGGTCATAATAGACCTGCCGTTCCAGCGTCTTCTTGGCCTTGCTGAACGAATCGTTCCATTCGTTGCCCGCGGCCTGCGCCTCGGACGTCATAACCAGCGCGGCCAGCAGAAACACCATGATGCTTTTGTACATGCGGATACCTCCCTAAAGGTATCCATGTATATATAGATTAATCTATATTGATACAATATGAAAGGTGTCCCACAGCCAAGCCCCCCGAACCTTGTTCACGGTGTGTTTTCTTTTTGGCTCGTAGCATTATGGGCACATGAGCAAGAAGCGCACTTATCGACACGCCACCTCCATACCTCAAGTGCAACCGTCGCGCCGTCTGAATCTCTCCCCGGACGTGCGCGGCGGCCTTGCTCAGCCTTTGCCGCCTACGCCCGACGACATCAGCAGGCTGTACGGCCCAGCGAAGACGCTCGGCGCGCCCGAAGAGGTACAGCTTGCGATGGATGCGCGGCTTGCGGATTCCGGCGTCTATTCCCTGCTCCAGCACTCGCTTGAGCTTGGGGTCGGGATTGCGCCGCAATTCATGGGCTACGGCGTCCTCCAGAACCTTGCCCAGAACGGCCTGATCCGTGCCTGCGTCGAGACGGTATCCGACGACATGACCCGAGCATGGATTGAGTTCAAGCGCGAAGGGGAGGGCGGCGACGAGTCATTGCTCACCGACCTTGCGCAGGCGTGCAAGAGGTTCGCACTGCAACGCCTTTTCCATGAGGCGACCGAGCTTGTGGGGTACGAGGGCGGGGCCTTCCTTTTCATCGACACCGGAGCAGTCGGGGAAGAGCTGGAACGCCCGCTGAACGTCAGCCCGTATTCCGCCGAACTCAGGCCCGGCGGCGTGCTGCGCTTCGTCGTCATCGACCCCGTGAACGTCTTCCCCGGAGACTACAACAGCCTTTCGCCGCTTGAGCCGGACTACTTCCGCCCGCGCTGGTGGTGGGTGCTCGGGCAGCGGGTGCACGCCTCGCGCCTCATCCGATTGGTTGCGAACGAATGCCCGGTGCTGCTGCGGCCCGCCTACAATTTTTTGGGCATCCCGCAGGCGCAGATCCTCTGGGATTACGTCCTGCATTTTCAGGAATGCCGCGCCGCCGAAGCCCGGCTACTGACCAAGTTTTCGCTGACCGTCTTCAAGACGAAGATGGAAGACATCCTGTACTCAGCCGGGGGCACCGCTCAGATCGATACCCGCATCCGGTACATGATTCAGACCATGACCAATGACGGCGTGCTTGCCGTCGACAAAGAATCGGAAGACGTGGTCAAGCTGGAAACCCCGCTTTCAGGCGTGACCGACATCGTGCGCCAGTCCCTTGAAATCCTCGCCGCCCTGAACCGCACTCCGGCGGTCAAGCTGCTTGGCATCAGCCCGTCAGGGTTCAATGCCACGGGCGAATCGGACATCCGCAACTACTACGACCATATTACGAGCCAGCAGGAGAAAGTCCTGCGCGACGGCATCAAGAAGGCGCTCGACTGTATCCAGCTCTACCTGCGCGGAACCATCGACCCTTCCGTGACTTTTGACTTCGCGCCCCTCGGCGAAGAGGATAGGGCGGCCCTTGCGACGCTCCAGAAGACCAAGGCCGACACCATCGCCGTCTACATGGATCGGGACATCATCTCTCAGGAAGAAGCCCGGCAATCCCTTGCCAGTGACCCGGACAGCGGCTTCTCCGACATCGACCCGGCGGAAGTGCCGCAGGGCAATGGAATGCCTGATGCCCTGCCGGAAGCCGGGGAAGAGGGCTTGATGCCCGACATCGACGATGTGGACAAGGCCGGGGCCGTCTACGACGCCGCGTGGGACGAGGATGTCTGGCGTACCGCCGAGAACGGCAAACGGTATCAGATCGACACTGAAACCGGAGAGATCAAGAAGGGGAACGTGGGGCAGAAGTCATGGAATTCCGAACAAAAGCAGCACGAACGCAGGGATCGTATGGAAGATGCTCTGCGGGAAATAGCCAATGGGCGTCCGGAATCAACGATACCGCATCTCCGAAAGGATCTTGAACGCTATGGGGGCACAAACGACGTCACTATTGTCAAGGGAGATGCAAGGAAAGGTCTTGTCCATATTGCTGACCGACATGGACACGCGGCTGTTGCCCATGTGCTGGAAGCTGTCGCCAACGGGGAAATAGATAGGTTCGTTCCGGGAAAGCAGACTGTACATATCCGCAAAGACGGCTATGAGGCCGTGCTCTCTCTTGAGGAGAACGGTAGGAAAAAAACATGGTTATTGACTGGATTTGATCTTCCCGGAGCGGGACAAAAAAAGAGGCCCACGGGTGACAGCGGCAAGGTTTGTACAAGACACGCTTCTACGCAGGCCGGGCCTATTCTTAGTCGTCCCGACATGGGAGCCATAAGCCTCTTTAAAGACAGGATACTCCATCTCATGGAGCAAGTAAAGCCGGTGGAGATCCCGCGTGGCTAAAACCCTTCGAGCCATCAAGCCCAACGCGGGCATCCGGGCGAAATACCGCAAACGGCTGGTGTCCCTCCTCGACGAAATGCAGCGTTCCGTCGTGTGGTGGATACGCGCTGAGTATCGGCAGCAGGAAACTCGGATAGCACAAGATGCATCCCCGGCGAGTGACCTGCAAAACCGCCTCAAGCGCCTGTTCCGGTACTGGACGAAGCGGTGGAGGGAAAGCGCGGAGAGTTTTGCACGGGAGTTCGTGGGCAGTACGAGGCGGCGCACGGAAGCCAGCATGAGGCAGGCCCTCAAAGATGCGGGCTTCACGGTGAGGATGGAGGGAAGCAGGGCCATGAGCGACGTGGCGCGGGCCCTCTTCGAGGAAAATGTCAATCTCATCAAATCCATTCCGCAGCACTATTTCACGGAAGTAACGGGGCTAGTACAGCGTTCCGCCAGCATGGGCCGGGACGTGGAGTTCCTCGCCGACGAACTGCACAAGCGGTACGAGATCACCCGGCGCCGGGCAGAATTCATTGCCCGCGACCAGTCCAATAAGGCGACCGAGGCCCTTAAGCGGGTACAGGACAAGGAACTCGGCATCACCGAAGGCATCTGGGTACATGTGCCGGGAAAGAAAACGAGCCGCCATACCCACCAGCTCATGAATGGGAAAAAGTTCGTCATCACGGAAGGTCTTTACGACTCTGACGTGAAGCGCAAAGTGCTTTGCGGTGAGCTTCCGGGGTGCCAATGCACGTACCGGGCCGTTATTCCTGAATTTGGAGACTAGTCTATGTATCAAAGTAAAGGCGTCACCTTCGACGCGGCTCCCTCACAGCGGGAAACCGACGAGAACGGGTTCCTGCACGTCGGGGCGTCGCACATCACGAAAGCGACGGTGAACCCCTATTACGGGCGGGAGATTCCGGGCTGGCAGGAAGCCGGGCTTGACCCCGAGGCTGTCTATTACGGGCTTCGTGACCCGGAAGAACTTCAAGCATCGCTTGAGACATGGGCCGGGCTGCCGCTGCACATTGAGCACCACATCGACAGTGCGGAAGAGCCGCAGAAGCTCACCCGCGTGGGCGCGGTGGGCACGGGCGCGGTCTGGAACCCGCCGTATGTGGATGCGCCGCTGACCGTGTGGGATCGGGCCGCCATCGACGCCATCGAAGACGGTTCCTTCCGGGAACTCTCCTGCGCCTACCGCTACGACCCGGATTTCACGCCGGGCAGCTACGAGGGCACCCCCTACGATTTCATCATGCGGAACATCCGAGGCAACCACGTCGCGCTGGTCGAAGAAGGGCGGGCCGGTCCGGACGTGGTGGTGGCGGATTCTCATCCAACTTCAACGAAAAAAGGAACGCTTATGGGCACGTTTAAGAAATGGTTCCGGGGCGCGCAAGACGACAACCCGGACATCGAAAAGCAGGAAGTGGAGCTTGCGCAGGCCATCATCGACCTGCACAAGGTCGACCCCGTGACTGGCGAAATCGTGGATATCACCGAAGACGAGGACAAGGCGGAGGAAATCCGTAAGCTCATCGGTGAACTGTCCGCCAAACTCGACCCCGAGGACGTCAAAAAACTGACGGACTCCCTCTCCGATCTGGCCTACTCCAAGGCCACGGGTGATGAGAAGCCGGAGAAAAAGGAAGCGATGGACGAAGAAATCAAGAAAGCTATGGACGCCTGCGGGCTTGATGCGGAAGACCCCGCCGAGTCCCGCGCCTTTGCCGAAGGCGTGAAATACGGCGAGGAACTGGAGCGCAATCCGGACGAACGCAGGAAGCTCGACCGCGAGCATGAGTCCGAGGGTATGAAAAAGGCTATGGATGCCTGCGGCCTCGACGCTGAGAACCCGCAGGAGAGCAAAGCCTTTGCCGAGGGCGTCAAGTACGGTGAGGAGCTGATCCGGAACCCCGAGGAACGGCGCAAGCTTGACCGGGAACACGAATCCGAGGGCGAACGCCGCGAACTCGGCAAGGACGAGGACAAGGACGCGGCCATTAAGCGCATCCTCGCTTCCGTCCCCGACCTCACACCGGAGCAGAAAAAGAAGCTGACCGACTCCCTTGCCGATCTCGCCTATTCCCCCGCGACCGGAGATGAAGCCCCGGACGACAAGGGAGCCGCTCAGGACAGGGCATTCCGCCGCCGTGGTCCGCGTCCTCTCACCGCAATGGACGCCGCCCGCATCAAGGCATCCGCAGTCGCCGAAACGCAGGAGCATATGCGGAACCTTACCCGTGCCGTGCGCGACGTGCGCGGGCTGGTGGGAGAACTTGACCCGTTGTCCTTCGACTCCGCGTCCGACGTCTACGGCTACGCGCTGGAGCAGCTTGGGGAGAATCCCCGCAAGTACCCCCGGCAGGCATGGCCCGGTATGATCGATATCCTCCGCAAGCAGAAGGCGACACCTTCCGTTGCCCGTGACGCGGCCCCCGTCGGGCGCATGTCCGGCAGCTTCGCCGGGCTTTCCAATATCACCATTGCAGAATAGGAGGCACACCATGCCTTTGCAGTCCCAAGTCAATCTCTCCGTCGCTCCCGGCGTTGCTGGCGATAAAGCGACGCCCGGCCAGAGCATCTACACCCCGCTCAACCCTCTGGCGGCGGTGGCCCTCCCTGTGGGGCGCTTCGTCTTCCCCGTCGTGGATTCCGGCGTGATCGACAACACGCAGGCCACCAACGTTGCTGGCACCGCCACAGCCGTGCTCGGCTTCGTGGAGCGCGTCATCAACTACGTGAACTACGAACTGCTTTCTGACGGCACTTTGACCGTCCCGGCAGGCTCGAACCTCACCGTGGCCGTGAAGGGCGACTATTGGGCCGTTTCCACGACCAAGGCCACGGTGGGGCAGGCCGTCCTTGCCTCCACCGCTGACGGTTCAATCAGCACCGGGACCCCCGACGCCACGCACCTCGATACGGGGTGGGTCGTCAAGACGCCCGGCGAAATCGGGGAACCGATCATCATCAGCAATTGGGGACAGGCCGCAGCGTCGGGATCCGGCGGCGACACCTCGAACCTGATGCAGAAAGATTTCAGCAACGCCACCGGAGCGCTCGGCGTGGCCAACGGCGGAACTGGCGCAACCACTGCGGAACAGGCCCGCACCAACCTCGGCGCAGCCGCCGCCGGAGCGTAGGAGGTACTACATGAATCCGACTTTTGAACAGGCCAAGCGCTACGGCTTTATCTTCCCGGGCGCCCGCATGTGGGCAACCCCGGAGAACCGCGCTCGCATCGCGCAGGACGCCGCGCTCATCACTACTCCGAACACGACCGTCCCCGCCGAGCTTCTGGCGTATATCGACCCGATGGTCATCGAAATCCTGACCGCGCCCCGGCGCGCCCGTGAAATCTTCGGTGAAGAGAAGAAGGGCGATTGGACGACCCCGTACATGAAGTGGCGCGTGGACGAAATGACCGGAAAGACCGAGCCGTATTCCGACTATGCCAACGGCACGACTTCGGGCGTGAACTCCGAATGGCAAACCCGCGTGCAGTACGTCTTCCAGACGTCCATCACCTACGGAGACTTTGAAGTGGACATGTCGAGCACGGCGAAAGTCAACCTCGCTGTCTCCAAGCAGCGTGCGGCCGCCAACGTCATCGACATCGACCAGAACCGTTTCTACCTGCTCGGCGTCGCCGGGAAGGAAATCTACGGCATCCTTAACGATCCGAACCTCCCTGCTGCGATCACCGCAGGGGCCACGGGCACGGGCGGCTCCACGAAATGGGCCGACAAGACCACGGTGCAGATCTACAATGACGTCCTCGCCCTGTTCGCGCAGCTTTCCGAGCAGTCCAGCGGCCTCATTGACAAAGACACGCCCCTCAAGCTCTGCCTCTCCCCCGAACTGGCCGTTCGCCTCGGCGCGGCTACCGATTTCAACGTGTCCGTGCTGGATATGTTGAAGCGGTACTTCACCCGCATTGACATCGTGACCGTCCCCGAGCTGCACAGCATGACCGCCGGGGAAACCATGTTCCTCATCGCCCCCGAAGTGAACGGGCAGCGATCCGGCACGCTGGCCTTCGGAGAAAAGATGCGTGCCGGCCGCGTCGTGCCCGACCTGTCCAGCTTCCGTCAGAAGTTCGTCGGCACCACCTACGGCGGTATCGTGCTCATGCCCTTTGCCTTTGCCCAAATGACTGGAGCTTAGCCCCATCCTCCCCCCATGCGAAAGCCCCAACCGCCTGTTTAACGGTTGGGGCTTTCTTTACATCTTTGGGCTCTGCTCAGTAATGATAACTTCTGTCCTCTACATGCAAAAAGTAAGCAGAAATGCGCCTCGGTGTTCTGATAGTCGTTCTTTGACAAGGGAATAGGGAAAGGATAGAAAACCGCTGTGGGGCACTCTCCTGAAAGGAGGGTACTCCATGCGACACTTCCTCCGGGACGTCGCTGTCCAAGTGATTGGCGGCGTCATTGTGGCTGTGGTGATTCGGTTCATGCTGAACCAATAACGCAGTTGCCCCGGTAGGAGGTGCGAACTCCAACCGGGGCGCAAACTTGAGATGATCAATCTCGGGAGGGTGTCCCACGGGGCGGCAGGTGTGTCACCACTTGCCGCCCTTCCTTTTTTCAATAGCCATTCCCGTGCTCGGGGTCAAGGGCTATCCTAGCATCAACCTGTTTGCCGTCTTCGCGGCACGGATTGCCGCTCTCATTTCCGAGATTCCCGCGTCAATCCACGTCTGGGCGTTGTACGAGTTGGACTGTAGGATGCCGAGAAGCGGATCCTTCGAGATGTTCTGCCGGGAACATACCCGGTTCAGCAGTTCGGGATAAGTGCTCTCCTTGACGCGCAAGAGCTCGTTGACGAATCGGTGGAGCCGGGAGCGGGTTTCCCCCGCGAATTCGATCCATTCCTCTTCGAGGCGGTCGAGGGCCGCGATGCGGGCGGCGTAGACGCTGGAGGCGGGAAGCGCAGGGTACGGAATCGCGGATTCCGCCGTGGGTATGGCATTGATGGCGCGGACACGGACGGAAAGCAGGAACTCGCGGGCCTCGGGCATAAGCCGGGACGGGAGCTGCTTGTATTCGGCAATGCGGAAGTGGCGGTTGAACTTTGCCCATATCTCGGCGCGGGCCTTGCCCTGCACCGCCGCCGGGTAGGTCGAGAGCTTGGCGTCTACGATGAGCTTGAGCTCGGCACGTTCCGCCGCACTGATCAGCTCGTCGTTGAGCGTCACAGGTTCGGCAACGGGCACCCTGTCGCCGTACTGCTCGATGACGTCCAGCACCCACTTGCGGAATGCCTTGGCAATAGGAGTACGCGCTAGCATCGCAACCAAATGGCAGCCCCGAAGGGAAAAGATGCGATTCATAGCGGGTACATCCGTGGTACTCAAATTGAGAACCACGCTCATATTATTGGAGAATTCATCCTTATGTCGGGCATAGAGCACACCAACCTTGCGGTCGTCGGAATAGCCAAGTGCTTTAGCCAATTCAGAAGAACGAATCCAGAGACTGTTTTGGTGAGTGACAGGCGTGAAGATAAATTCGTTGAAGATTAGGGCCATTTCCATAATGCAACTCCTACGTTGTCTGAATTGCACTCTCTGAAATAGAAAGCGCCGGGTGTTCAGAACGGCGTAGGAACCGCTGGCGGCCTTTAGCTTTCGCTTGGACATATCCGCCACACCCGGCAAACATTGGATGCAATAATAGCCCAAAAGACAGCCAAGAAAAACTCTTGACTTTGGAAAAAGGGCATAAAAAAGCGCCATGCTATCGGGTGGCGTTTGTCCGCCTACGGGGTTCTGAAGCCCGTGCACAAAAGACAGCACAAAACGTGGAAAATGTAAAGAGAAAAGCCCCGATTATCCGGGGCTTTTGCTATGATTTATAGCTACTCTCTATTCTAATGTTTGAGGCTCTCTTTTAGAATCTACTATGAATTATCGTTATCAATGGCTTCATGGCAGGCACACCATGATTCCATATCCATTTCACCATTATCACAATATGTTTCTTCCATAATTTCTAAAAATGTTTGTTTGGCATCTTGTGATGCAATAAGTAGACATTCATCAGTGATGCCTTCGATAATAAGTTTATCACCATTGTGAGTTACACTCCAGTGTGCTTCAGATTCCTCATTTTCTACAGCGCGATATAAGGAACAAATTTCTCTAAAATCTTCACCAACATTAAAGAAAAGCCACTTTTTGAAATTTATAGTAGTTGACATAGAACCTCCTAAAATGGTTGTATTTATAAAATTAAGCAACATTACCTCAATCATTTTTAACGATAAGGATGAGGGACATTTTTACCCCTGTTGTCTCACCCTCCACACCTTTTCCTATAGATTTTTTGAGTCTTCCAGCTAGAAAAGAGAGCCAGTACGCCCCATACACAGAACCCGGCAGGATTGGGTGTCGTCTGGATAACGCAGCTGATGGACAGGATCGCAAAAACTACAGTCAGTATTATCCAGAACACCAGCGTGATTTTCTTTGGGGGCTCCTGTGGAAGCTCACGCGCCACAAACGGGCTCGAATCGCTTTCGCTGGATACGCTGGCATTGCAAGATGTGCTCCGTCTAGATGGAGTTCCGCCCAACTTGCTTGTGTAGGAAATGCCCGTTCCCGGAATCCCTACCGTTCCCTTGACCCCCTTTGAACTCAGGTTGACCGTAGCTCCAGCCTTCCCGATGCTCAGGCTGGTAATCCCTTTTTTGCCGATATTCAGCTTGACGCCGGGGCAAATACGAAAGGATTTCCTAACACGAAAAAAGCCCATAGTATCCCCATTGATAAAAAGGCCCCGAATAAGACGGGGCCTTTTCCATTAAGCTTTTGGCCTCGTCAATAAAGCAAATAGGCCTGTGATAACTGCACCAATGACCCAGATGATTAATATCATTGTGACGCCGAGTCCAGTACCGATGGCTGCCCCGGCACGTTCGGCATCTGTTGCAAGGGTTGCCGTCTTTTCGGAAACGGCGCTCACCCCGCCGACCAGCCATGCGACCATAAGCAGATTGTACAAATAGAATAGCCAAAGGCATATTTTACCAAAAATACCGCGTTTGGGCTTGCGCAACTGCTTGCCGCACTTAGGGCATGACAAGGCTGAGTTGCTTACCTCGGAACCGCATTCTGGACATTTGATCAAGGCCATCGTTTTCCTCTCTAGTTTGTAGATTCTTGTTTTTGTTCCTCAGCAAAAACCGGAACAAGCCCTCCATTGATGACGTAATCGGAAGCGACATTAGAAAGAATAAGGGTTGCTGTGTTTTTAGCAGGTATGGCGGAATAGTTCCCCCATGCTGGCAGCCCGGCGAAGGCGGTACCATCAACATATATCGCATTGGGAAAGATTTTTAGCTCTTGATCCGTATCGTTTGTAAGTTTGATTACAACGTTCAATGCCAGCTTGTTGGCCATAGGATTTTTTTTGGCTTTGGTTATCTTCTGGCGTATCTCATCTGAAAGGGCAAAGAAAACAGTCCCTTTTTGATTTCTGACAATAGCAATTCCTTTAGGGGTATAGTTTTTTACATCGGGCGGAAGTGTTCCGATCTCCATTGGAACGAAATAGGTAGCCAGCGATTCCATCCCTTCCTGCTTGCATTCATCAAATTCAGCTCCGGAGAAAAGCTGCTGTACGCTCCGGGTTGCATCGGAGAGAGCTTTTGAAGGTTTTGTCTTATCTTCAAAATCAGCACAGGAGGGCACTTCTATACGTAAAACGGTTTGAATTTCCTGTATATTGCCCAAAAGCTGTGATTGTTTGACGCGAGAATTATGCTCCAGCTTACATCCCGCCAAGGCTAATACAACAAGAAGTAAAATAATTACTGAACATTTTTTCATTTTTCCTCCCCTCCGGTCAAAGGGCGCATAGAACCTCTTCCCTGTACTCCGAGGTGCTTTCTTCCCTTGTTATAGATGAGGCTATCATGGCATAGGCCGTTCCAAAAATCCACCGCCGCCGCCCTCCGCCCCGAAAGGGGCTTTTCCTTTGCCTGTACGAACCTTGTTCACGGTATCTGCCCCGTTGTCCTGCGGGCTATCCTTTTTCAATGTGCTGTATTGGCACGTAAGGAGGTAGCGCATGAACGCAATGGAACTGAAAAGGGGATTTCATCTTGCGGTTGAAGATTCCCGCATCATCCCCACCGGGAACGGGGTGTTTATCGAATATGACGGTTTCTTGAGCAAAAAGATGGAGGGGCTGAGGGCACTCCTCATTCAATGTTACCCCGACGCGGCAACACGTTTTCCAGAAGCGTTTGCACATCGCTATTCTCAGGATGAAATTGCAGAGCATAGTCGTCGGTTACGCGAGCAACGAACAGAAAAGACAGGTTTCCGAGAACCCTGCTGAGGTCGCTCTGGATCTGCTGTGCATGAGGCCCGGAGAGGAGCAGAAATAAGCCGGGGCGGATCGGAATATACCCGGCTCCATACATGCGGTTGAGCTCCTCCCTTTCATTGGAGGCTTCGCCGGGCTGTTTTTCATAAGCTACAAGATAGGACATATTCCCCTCCCTGTTTTTCCCAAACCGGCACACAATGGAGGGGATGTCAAGAATGATTTCAGGGCATCATCCTGAAAAAGGAAGGTCCGCATGTACGTTGAAAATACCAATTATTGGGTTGAGGTTGTGTTGCGGCAGTTAAAGGGGTTTGTCCCCAAGGGCGAGCCTGTCCATTTTCACATTTGTTTTTCCATGGTGGGGGGGGAACCCACGATAGATTTCACGGCTGTTCAGGTTTTTGATGAGGAAGATCAACTACAACCTCAAACCGAACCCGCGATGTGCTAGAATCGGATGTTTCCCGGTGCCCATCCGCCTTCAGACTCGCGGCAATCACGGCCACGCCAAAACCGCCTCCAGCCTTGCCAGACTTGCTGGCCGTAATGGCAATATCAAAAGCCACGGTCTGCAATTGGGTTTGGGAATGAAACGCTTCGGGGTTCTTGATCCGTTCAGGGCCATTTTCTTTAGCATGGTAGTACGGATTAATGAGCGCCCCAGAGCCCCGCAACCGCGTCTGCGCGCCGTGGATGCCCTCGGCAATCTGGCACAGCGTTTCTTCTACAAAGCTCTTCAAGTCCATCATTATGGCGGCTCCTTGCTTTCCGAGTAGGACGCCATAACGCATGTCCCATGTCAAGCGCCAGAGGTGAGAGAGCTTTTCCCGAACCTTGTTCACGGTGTGCCCCCACGCCGCCATGCGGCATCATCTCCAAAACACTATGGAGGTGCAGCGATGGAAAATTCCCCCCTGGCTCTTTTTGAACATGAAAAATTCGGTTCCCTTCGCGTCGTCAGAAGTGATCAGGGGGCCCAGTGGTTCGTGGCGAAAGACGTGTGCGGGTGTCTCGGGCTGGATACCAGTAACCTTTCAAAAATGTTGGATGAAGACGAGCTTTCGACCTACCCCGTACAGTATACGGATCAGGTCAGGAATCTTTCCGTCGTATCCGAACCGGGCCTGTATTCCCTCATCCTGCGTTCCCGCAAGCCCGAAGCCAAGGCGTTCAAGCGGTGGGTGACGCATGAGGTCATCCCCTCCATCCGCAAGACGGGCGGCTACCTGATAGCCAAGCCGGACGATACCCCCGAAGCCATCCTTGCCCGCGCCGTGCTGGTCGCGCAGGACACCATCAGGCGCATCGAAGCCGAGCGCGACGAGGCAATCCGCACCAAGGCCGAAATTGGTTCACGCCGCGAGGCCACCGCAATGGCAACCGCCTCCGCAGCCGTACGCAAGGCTGCGGCTCTTGAGAACGAACTTGGGCGGGGCAGGGACTACAAGTCCGTGAAGGGCATCCCGTGGTTCCTTGACGTCTTCGCAGATACGCCAGCCGCGTACTCCGTCGCAGGACGCAAGCTTTCCGATATGTCCCGCCGTATGGATTACGAAATCCGGGAAATCGAGGACAGCCGTTTCGGGAGCGTGAAGGCGTACCACGTCGACGTGATCGAAGCCTTCCGGCTGGCCCTGAAAAACGACCTGAACATGCTGGGCAAGTACCGCCTTCGCCGTGCCGCATAGCCGAACTTTGTTCACGGTGATTTCGTCCCGGCTCTTTTGCCATGATGACCAAAACAACGGAGGGATACAGAGATATGGCCAGACCCAAAAAGAATACCGCCCCGGAAACAACGCAGGCGACGAAGACGGATACCGTGATGGTCGCCTTGAACCGGACGACCGGGATCACGTTCCCCATGCCCGACGGACGCAAGGTGCTCATCGAAGGCAACGCCGCCAGCCTGCGCGGAAAGGAAAAGGGCGTGCTGCCCGTGGGCGCGTTCGGGCTGACGCGGGTGAACGCCGACGATTGGGCATACATTGAAAAGACCTATGGCCCGCACATGGAAATCTTCAAGTCAGGGCTCATCTTCGCGCAGGCGCGCAAGGCCGACGCCGTGGACGAGGCCGACGAAAGGGCGGAACTGCGCAACGGATTGGAGCCCGTGGATGTGGAGAACGACCCCAAGGCGCAGACCGAACCGCTCCAGAGCAAGGCGGGGTTCTAAACCGTGGCTGTTGTTGTCTTTGACCCGCAGGAGTTCCGGGAGGCCTACCCGCGCTTCGTCGATCCGAAGACCGGGCAGCCCCTCCTGACCGATGCACAGCTTCGGCAGGCATTCGACGTCGCCTGTCTGCTCTTGGACAACACAAACTCATCCCCGGTTCCTTATGATCCGGCCCACGGCGTCATGATCCGCAAGACGCTTCTGTATCTCCTCGTTTGCCATCTGGCGACGCTGGCCTTGTGGCCGATGGGGCAGGCCGGGCCAGTGGCCTCGGCGACGGAAGGAACTGTCAGCATCAGCTTCTCCGTGCCCCAGAACACCGGGAAAGCCTTTTACGCGCAGACGCCGTGCGGACAGACGTTTTGGCAGGCCATCCAGCCCTATGCCGTGGGCGGTCGCTACTATGCCGCCCGGTATTGGCATCCGTGGGGGTAATGGTGTCCGGAGAACTCGAAAAGCTGCTCAAGCGGTACATTACCCCCGATATCGTCGTGAAGGCCGGGGTGCTCGAAAATGCGACGCGGGGCGAAGGTGGTACTCCCGTCGCAGAGTATGCGGCGTACAACGAATACGGCGCAACAATCGAAATCCCTGAGCGGACGCAAACCTTGTACTTCAAGCGGAAGCGTGACGGCAGCGTCTGGAATCGGTTCGTGAAGAAGGGCAAAAGTGATTTTGCGCAGGATGCGTCGGTCAAAGCCCACACCGTCACCATCCCCTCCCGGCCTTTCCTGCGCTCGACGCTCGATGCCAAGGCAGACGCATGGTGTGATAACCTTGCGGAAGCATTGGAAGCCGGACGGACTCCGAAAGAGGCGATGCGGCTTGTGGGACACCGCATGGCAGACGACATTCAGGCAACGATCAAGAGCAATATGCCCCCGGACAACGCCGAATCCACCAAGCGCCGCAAGAACGCCAAGGGCGCGGGAAAGGGGACGCTCATCGATTCCGGAAGCCTGCTCAAGTCCATCGATTACGAGGTAGTCAAAAGATGAATCTCCATGAACTTGTGCGTCCGCTTATCGGCATCGTGAACCCTTTTCAGTCGGTCGTGATTCTCGTCTCCACAGGCTTCACCGTAAACGCGCAGTATGAGCAGGTCCCGGCATGGGCCCCTGCCGTTGAAGTCATGGCGCAGCCGCAGCCTGTCTCCGACAAGACGCTGCAATTTCTCGTGCAGCAGCGCCAGAACACGATCTGGCACGACTTTTATCTTTCAGGGGACTGGTCGGCCCTTGATCGTCCGGCGGAGCAGGGCGGCGATCTTCTCTACTGGGATGGCGCCGAGTGGCAGGTAGATCAGGTTCTGGAGCGCTGGAATCCCACGGCGGGCTGGACGAAAATCCGGTGCGTGAAACTCAGGGAAATCGCGCCGCCGGAAGTCGGGGCCACGGAACCGCCCAAAGGGGGAGACGATGAGTGACGGCATCCTCGTGCAGGCCCTCGGCGATTTTTGTAAGCGTTACCTCGGCGATTCCGCCGTTGTTGTACGCGGCTACGTCAACCGCGTGAGCAAGCCGAAGACGAAAAGCTACGTGCTCGTCACCCCGATGACCATGACGCGCCTCTCGACGAACCTGCACCAGACCGAGTGCGGCGGGGAGGCCATCGTGCAGCCGCAGCGCCGCCGTGTCCAGCTTGACGTCTACGGCCCGACCGCCGCCGACCGTGCCCAGACGCTCGCAACGCTCCTACGCGACGGCGTCGGGTGCCGCTTCCTCCGGACCTACGGGATCGCCCCCCTGTACGTCGAAGACCCGCAGGATATGACACAGGCGGAAGGGGACGAGCAGTACAACCCCCGCTTCATGCTCAACGTGCTGGTTCAGGCAAACCGCGTTGAACACGTTGAGATGGATACTTTTACCGACGCGGAACTTTCCGTGCATCCGCTGGCATAGCAAACACAGGAGGGCGCAATGAGCGTCAATGCCGACAAACTGGTTCAAATCATCCCCCGCATCATCGAGGGCGGCACGCCGGGCCTGACCTTCGCCGGGCTCATCCTTTCGCAGTCCGAGCTTTTGCCCGCAGGCCGGGTCGTGCAGTTCGCCAGCGCGCAGGCTGTGGCGAATTACTTTGGATCGCTTTCGGAAGAGGCAAGCATGGCTTCCATGTACTTTTCCGGCTACGTGAACACGACGAGCCTCCCGGACAAGATCTTCTTTGCCCGGTACAACGGCGAGGCCGTGGGCGCATGGCTGCGCGGCGCGAAGTATACGGGCAATATCGCCGTGTTGCAGGCCGTCACCAACGGCGCGATGGTTATTTCCATCGACAACACGCCGCACACGCTTTCCTCCGTGGATTTGTCCGCTGCAACCAGCTTCTCGCAGGTTGCGGAGGCGATCCAGACCGCGCTCACGACGGCGGGCGCGACCGGGGCGAAGGTGACGTACTCCAGCCAGACTGGGGCGTTCCAGATCGACAGCCCGACGACCGGGGCAAGTTCCGCCGTGGCCTTTCCGACGCCGCCGGAAGCCGGGACCGACCTCGGCGCACTGCTTCTGCTCACCGAACAGTCCGGTGCCGTCCAGTCCGTAGGCATGGCTGGCCAGACGCTCCCCGACTGCATGACCAACGTGCTCCTGTACGCCCGCGATTGGGTGACGTTCTCCACGGTATGGGAGCCCGAGCTTGACGACAAGATCGCGCTCGCCCAGTGGTGCGCCGGATATGACACCCGTTTCGCCTATGTGATGTGGGATACCGACAACGCCGCGCAGGTCGCGGGCTCCACCGCCTCGGCGGGGTATCAGATTGCCAAGGTGCTCGAACTCGACGGGACGGTTCCCGTGTTCAACACGCCTGAACTCGCCGCGTGGGTCATGGGCACGGCGGCCTCCATCAACTTTGAAGAGACGAACGGACGGCTCACCTTCGCATTCAAGCAGGGCGAAGGGCTTGCCGTAACCTGCGACAACGACGAGAACTATGATGCGCTGATCGCCAATGGCTACAACTGCTATGCGGACTTCGCCACGGCCTCCAGCCAGTTCAAGTTTTTCCAGAATGGGCAGGTTTCCGGCAAATGGGGCTGGCTCGACACCTACCTTGACGCCATCGCCATCAAAAACGGCCTCCAGCTTAACCTCCTTGATCTGTTCAAGGCCGTAAAGTGCATCCCCTACAACGAGAGCGGCTACGGCATGATCCGCACGGCATGTCTCGACACCATCACGCGGTTTCTCGACTTCGGGGCTATCCGCACGGGCGTGACCCTCTCGAACACCCAAAAGGTGCAGCTCCTCGCGGAAATCGGGCTGGACGTTTCCCAGACGCTCGAAACGCAGGGCTGGTACATGCAGGTCAAGGACCCCGGCGCGACCGTACGCGGACAGCGCCAGTCCCCCGAATGTAAATTCTACTACATGGACGGCGGCAGCGTGCAGCAAATCGTCATGCCCGCCACGGCCATTCAGTGATGAGGTAAAACATGGCTGACAACTTCGGCAACATGACGATTACAGCGGCAAATTGCACGCTTTTCCTGACGGTTCCCGGGCTCTACGACAGTCCCGTGCAGATCGAGGGGTTCAGCACCGACGCGATGGTCAGCGTCGCCACGAATACCCCAGTCGTCGCGGAAAAGGGCGTTGACGGGCATACCTCCTTTGGGTGGGTTCCGACAAACAAGGAAGTCACAATCACTCTCGCGGCGGACAGTCCGAGCCGCCAGATCATGGAAGACTGGGCGACGTATCAGGAAACCGCCCGGGAAGTGATGCTCTGCAATGCCGAGTTCGCCATGCCGAGCATCAACCGGAAGATCACCGGAAAACGGGGCGGCCTCACCTCCGTACAGTCCAGCCCCAACGCCGCTCAGACCTTGCAGGCGAGCGCCTTCGTCATCACCTTTGACCAGTGGACCGCGAGTCCGCTTTAAACCGTGGAGGCCGTCATGCTCAACGAAAAGATCATTGCCATCGACAAGGGCCGCGACGCCGGGAAGACCTTCAAGGTCAAGGAAATGCCCGTCACCAAGTTGGAAAAATGGGCCGCCCGTGCGCTGCTCGCCGTCTTCGGTTCCGAGATGCCCGCCGACATCCGAACGCTTTCAGCGTCATCGAACACCGCCGCGCTGCTTTCCGCCGGGCTCCGGGGGCTCTCAGGGCTCCGGTGGGAACAGGCCGAACCACTCTATGACGAGCTTCTCGGGCAGATCTATCGCGTCCCGAACCCCGGAAAGCCCGATGACGTCATCAGGCTCACCCCGCAAAACCTCGACGCCCATGTCGAGGACGTGGGCACGATCTATCGTTTGCGTTGGGAGGCCATCGCCGTCTGTCTGGATTTTTTGCAGGGCGGCGAGGGCTTGACCTCCCGCCTGTCGCAGATCCTCAACCCCTCGGGCTCCGCGGCTACGCAAACCTCCCCGGATGCGTCGGCATCCCGGTAAGCCGGAACCTCGCGACGCTGCACGAGATGCAGACAGTGTACGGCCTGTCCGATGCCTACGAGATGATGGAAATCATCGCCGTGGACGGCCACAACCAACGCCTCTGGAGCAAATTCCATGAACGCAGGTGAACTCGTCGTCAGTTTGATATTGAATGTGAATCGTTTCAAAGCACAGTTGCAAGACACCCAAAGAGAGTTTGATACTGTGCAGGCCGTCGCACATAGTGCAGGCACAGGTATCTCAGAGGCATCTGAGAAGAGTGCCGCTGCTATCTCTGAGATCAGCGCGTCCGCGCGGGATGCAGGTCGTGACATATCGAACGCGGCGGAAAGAGGGGCTGCCGACATCGGCAATATCGGAGCGTCCGCCCGTGATGCGGGGAGAGAACTCGAGGATGCAGGCAAAAGAGGGGAACATGTCCTTGATGACATTAGGTCGTCTGCTCGGGATGCCGGAAGGGAACTCGAACGCGCTGCGGATCGGGGAAGTGACGGGTTCGAGCGTATGCGGGGAACCCTTGCGAAAGTCGTGGGGATTATCGGCGGTATCGCATTTTTGAAGGATCAGCTCTCAGGATATGCCGATGCCGTCAAAGACGTTGAGGAGGGCAGTAAAGCCCTAGGCATGGACATAAAAACATTCCAAGGGTGGCAATCCGCTGCCCGCGAAGTCGGGCTTGAAAGCAAGGAACTCGTCGATCTCATAGGTGACGTTGGCGACAAGATGCAAGATGCGGTTTTGCATGACAGCGGCCCCTTTAAGGACGCTATGGAAGATATGGGCCTGTCATTGCAGGGTGTCAAAGATGGCGCAATCACGTCTTCGGATATGCTCTTGCGGCTTTCAAAGACTGTCGAAAATCTCTCGGCAGATAAGGGAAATGCGCTTTTGAGGCAGTACGGATTTCAACCTGAGACGATCAAGCTGATTATGCTTGGAGAGCAAAAGCTCAAAGACTTGATCAAGACAGGAAAAGAAAAGGCGTGGATCGATCAAAAGGACATCGAGAACGCCGCAAAACAGCGGAAGGCTTTGCAAGAGATGTCAGTGGGATGGCAAAAGGCCGCCGCCGCGTTTGTGGGTATTGTTTCTCCCGCAATTTCAGTCGTTGCAAAGGTTCTAGCAAAATTATTTGAACTTATTGAAGAAAATAAACAGTTCGTTATCATTACGTTTACAACCTTCGCAGCCATAATTGGTGTCGCTATGCGCGGGGCTCTTATGAAGATGGCTACGGCTGCATGGGCGGCGATGGCTCCTCTGGCCCCTTTCCTTCTTATCGCTGGTGCTCTGGCGCTGGTTATCGACGATCTCATTACCTACATCGACGGGGGTGAGTCAGCCCTTGCCGGCTTGTGGTCGTACTTGGGTACTGGACCAGAGATAATCAACCGTCTCAATGCCGCATGGCAGGGCTTCAAAGATATCTTTGACGGCGTACTACAGGTACTAGGTGCAGTATGGAAGCTCTGGGTTTCCTTGTGGAGTACCGACGGGCACGGGGCGATAGGTGCGCTTGAGAGTCTTTGGGATGGCCTCTTAAAGATAAACGACGTCTTGGTAAAGATGCTCGAATGGGTAGCCCAGAAGCTCTACAATTTGCTTCCCGACTGGATCAAGGACTGGCTCGGCGGTGATGAGTCTTCGCGCCCGGAAGAAACGAAGGCCGAAGCCAAGCCCGGCGGCGTCGCCGATTCGATGCGGGTTGATGATGTCCGCCCGTCTATTCTGCCGCCGCAGGTACGCGCCGGGGATGCGCGTCCGGGAAGCGTGAGCAACGTCAACAATTCGCGTCAGATGACGTCAACCACCAATGTGGGTGAGGTCAAGGTCTACACGCAGGCTACGGATGCGGAAGGGATGGCCCAAGGAGTGGTTCCGGCACTTCGTAATCAAACCGCGCAAGCAGATAGCGCATTCGGGTACTGACATGGCATTCGGCGCGCTCCCGCCGGGACAGCCCGGCAACTGGTCGATTTTCGATAAAGACGGCGCCAAGGCCCTCGACTTCGACACGTTCTTTTCCTGCTCGATCAAGGCCGAGAACAAAATCGGTTCCAACCCCGTCGAGAAAGGGAGTTTCGCGGATTACAACAAGGTCGCTTCTCCTACGGCGGTGTCGGTCGTGCTGGGCCGCACTGGGAAGAGCGACGAGCTTGCGGCGTTTCTGACGGCGCTGGACAAGCTGGCGGAAAGTACCGATCTCGTGAGCATCGTCACCCCTGAGAAGACATTTCTCGACTACAACCTTGTCTCTTACGACTACGACCGCAAGGCCGAAAACGGTGTGGACAGGCTGCTTATAGGGCTCATGCTGCAAGAGATCCGGCAGGTCGAGCCGCGGTACAGCAACGAAACGATAAAGCCAATCAGCAAGGCGCAGGCAAAGAATCCGACCGACGCAAGCACGACCCCGGCAGGGAAACAGCAAGCACAGAAAGTGGGGCCCAGCACTGCCGCGAGGATAAAAAAGGGTGCGCAAAACTGGCTTCGCGGAGGTTCGAAATGATGACCGTACCGCTCCGGCAGGAGCCGAACCAGAGCCTCCAGATCGTGCTTGGGGAACAGAACTGCACCCTCCGGTTCATCTCCAGAGGCGTGAACCTGTACTGCGACCTTGCTGTCGACCAGACGGTCATCTGGTCTGGGTTCATCTGCCGTAACCTCGTCGGCTTGAAGCTGTACGACTATCTCGCCTTCCGGGGGCAGCTCTACTTTGTCGATATGCAAGGCGAAGAGGATCCGCACTGGTCGGGCCTCGGCAACCGATTCCAGCTCGTTTATGTCGAAGAAGGGGAAACGCTGTGAACACGAGCTTCACCAAAAAGTTGCTTGAAGCGCACATTACGCTCGCCGAGGGCGGCTTCAACACGGCTACCGGGCAAGGTGCGAACACAAAGATCATCCGGCTCGGCATGGATGTGGACATCCAAAAACCCGGCGGCAAAGAGAAGAACAAGGCCAAGGTCAAGATCTTCAACATGCCATTGGCGGACATGGAGACGCTGACGACGCTGGCGTTCAAGCCGTTGCAGGCGTCGAAAAACCGCATTGCCGTGTACGCGGGCGATGAAGAGCACGGGATGTCGCTAGCATTCTCAGGCGACATCGTGAGCGCCGTTCCGAACTTCAATTCCGCCCCTGATCCCTCTTTCGATATTGAGTGCATCACTGGATACGTCGCCAGCATCACGCCCGTGCCGCCGTTGACGGCGCAGGGTGCGCAGGACGTTGCCACGCTCATGCAGGGGCTCGCGAAGCAAATGGGGCTCGCTTTCGTCAACAGGGGCGTGTCCGTTTCCCTTCGCAATGTCGCCCTCGTCGGGGGGCCGATGGAGCAGGCGCAGCAGCTTGCCCACGATGCCCGCATCGATCTTATCGTGGACGATGGCGAGATGGTCATCTCCCCTCTTGCGACGCTTCGCAGCGATGACGGCGGCTCGACTCCCGTCTGGTCCGCGAAAAGTGGCATGATTGGCTATCCGAGCTTCGACAACGAAGGCGTGACGGTGAAAGGCATCTACGAGTCGAAGCTCCAGCTTGGCGGCCCGGTGCGCATTGAGAGCATCGTCCCCCGAGCTTCCGGCCTCTGGCAGATCGTGAGCCTGAGCCACAAATTGCAGGCCGGCTACCCCGGCGCAACGCAGTGGGTAAGCCAGATCAAGGCAAGCTATCCCGGCGCGAAGCCGAAGAAGGACAAGAAATAATGCAGGGACAACGCGGCCTCTCGACAAATTCCAGCGAGTACAACGCGCAGGACTTCATGATCAGCCAGATGCTCGGGCGCATCGCAACGGCTGAACCCGTGCGTGTGGTCGCCGTCTCCGGCTCGGGCGTCTCCCCGGTGGGCTTCGTCGACGTGCAGCCTCTCGTCAACCTCGTGACGGGCGACCAGAAGGCGCAGGAGCAGAGCGTGCTCTTCAAGCTCCCGTACCTGCGCGTCCAAGGCGGGAAAAACGCCCTCGTCATCGACCCGCAGCCGGGTGACATCGGCCTCGCCGTCTACGCCATGCGCGACACGGAATCGCTCAAGGAAAGCCGGGGGAAGGATGGAAACGTCAATCCGGGTTCCGCCCGCGCCATGAGCAAAGGCGACGGCTTCTATCTCGGAGGCTTCTTGAACGCCGCGCCGGAACGCTATGTCATGGTCGACGACGAGGGCGTCACCATCGAAGGAGTGGCCAAACTGACAATGCACGGGGAAACTTCCGTCCTGACGGCGGAAAATGGCCTCACCATCAACGCCGACGTGCGCATCAACGGCAGCCTCACGTGGACGGGTACGGCGCAGGGCGACGGCGGTCCGGCCCGGTTCTCCGGCGGCCTCACGAACGCGGGAGGGACGGTTGAGAGCAACGGTAAGGTCTTGGAAACCCATGTTCATACCGGGGTTGAGCCCGGTTCCGGCATATCCGGACAACCACAGTAACGGGGGGTGTTATGCCTGATTTTCAGTACCAGCCGCCTACAGGACCGCTGTCCGGCAGCGAATTCGAGCGACAAACCACACGGTTCTTTCAGCAAGTGCAGGGAGCCGCAGACGCAGCACAGTCTACCGCAATAGCTGCACAGATCACTGCAAACGAGGCGATCGAGCGAGCTCAAGCCTCAAACCTTGTCGACGGGAAGACCACGCAGTCCGACGCGGGCGGCGTGATCACCGTGAAAGATGTGGCGATTGGTGGGGATCTCGGGGATCTGGCGAGCGCGCGGGGGATATTCGACACGCTGACCAAAGGCTCTGTTGATTGCAATACACTTACTGACCAAGGCGTTTACGCTATCAGTTTTGTGGAAACCGTAAATGGGCCAGGATTTTCAGCTAAACTGATCGTCTTCAACGGAAAAAATAGCAAATTTACCAACCAGATGGCCTTGGCTATAGGCGCAGGAACTTCTGGTGCTGTTCGTGTTGCATACAGAGCAAGAAATAGTGAAGAAATTTGGTCTACTTGGTCCGAAGGGATCTTAAGCGGGCGCATCGGCGACGGCCTCACAAACACCAACGGCATCATCTCCGTACCCGAGATGCAGGGCGCGACGGCATCAAGCTCCGGGACAAGCGGCCTTGTACCGCCCGCAGCCGCCGGGCAAGCCACCTACGTGCTCTGTGGCGATGGAGAGTGGCGAGACATAGCGACGCTTGTCGCCGCTGCGCAGGCTCGGCTTGCCGAATCTGTAAAAGCGGAAGAAGGGGCTTTATGAATTTCCGAGCGGTTCTGAATATCCGCGCGCTGTCCAATATTCGTGATGAAGTGCAATCATCTGCCGAAGTGCTAGATTCGGGGCTCCTGTCATTACGTCTTGATGAACAGTGGGATTTGACGCTCTCCGTGGGGGGCAATCTTGCTTCGGCAGGGGGGACTATGCGTATCGTGCAGGATGTCGCATCGTATGTACGCACATTCCAAGGAGAACCGTACTACGCGCAGCAAGACGGAATCCCGTACTTCATGCGTGAGCTTGGGTCCCTCCCTCCCGCCGAACTCGTGCGGGCACGCTCAAATGCCCGCGCGCTTGAGGTCCCCGGCGTAGCGCAGGCGAATACGCAGCTTTCCCGGCTTGACCGCCGCGTTTTGACCGGAACAATCCGCATCACCACGGAAACGGGGGAAACCGCAGATGTCACAGTCTAGCATCGATTTTACCGAAAACGGCCCGATCGTACCCGATACCGCGATCGTCCGGGATGCTGTGGAACAGGACTGGCAGGCGGCCTTTGACAATCGGCTGAACCCGGACCCGGCAACGCCGCAGGGACAGCTCATCACGTCCGAAACGGCCATCGTGCAGGACAAGAACAGCCAGCTTTTGTTCCTCTCGAACATGTTCAACCCCGAGACTGCGGAGGGTATCTATCAAGACGCGCTCGCCAAGATTTACTTTCTGACCAGGCAGCCCGCACGCTCCACGGTTGTTCCGTGTGTCTGTACGGGGCTTCCCGGTACAGTCATTCCCGGCATCGGCAGCGAAGCCCCGGCGCTTGCAAAAGATGCGGACGGGAACATTTTGGTTTGTCAGACGGGAGGGACGATCCCCCAATCCGGCAGTATTATCCTTGATTTTGCCTGTCAGGTTCCGGGGCCTATTGAAATCCGGCAGGGAACTGTGACTACGATTGTACGAACCATCCCCGGATGGGACACGATCACCAATGAAGCCGGGATTACTGGGCAAAACGTCGAGAGCCGGGCCGCGTTCGAGTCCCGGCGCTACGCCAGCGTCGCGAAGAACGCCCGGAGCGTTGCCGCCGCCGTCTATGCCAACGTCGGCGATCTGGATGGCGTGCTTGATGTCTGTGTGCGCGAGAACAAAAACAGCGCGCCGCTTGAAGTGCAGGGCGTCACGCTCAAGCCGCACTCAATCTATGTTGCGGTCGTCGGCAGCGCGACGGATAGTGATATTGCTGAGTCAATTTACGCCCGTTGTTCAGCCGGATGTGATTACAACGGCAACACCAGCGTCACTGTGACTGATCCGGTAACCGGAGCGGTCGAGACGGTACTCTTTGAGCGCCCGGAATCGCTCCCGGTGGGCATTCAGGTGACTATCCGCAAAAATGCCTCAATGCCGAGCAACGTCGAAGAACTCATCAAAACTGCCGTTGTCGCCGAATTCTACGGAGAAACCGCCGACGCCTGCGGAAATACGGGTCAGCGCGTTCATATCGGGGATACCGTGTATGCAAGCCGCTTTTATTCAGCCGTGCTCGGAACGGGTGTCACCGACTTGGTGAGTATCGAAATCGCGGCGCCCGTCGGCGAAGGCTCCCCACCAACATGGGGCGACTACATCACCATCAATATAGATGAAGCCCCCACGCTCGTCTCCGATAACGTCACTGTAACTATCATCGAAACGAGGTCGGGCCGTGGATAACTGGCGCGAAACGATACTTTCGCAGTACGACAACTCTGAACGGCTGCTGGCGCTCATCGAATCGATGAATGCCGTCATTGAGCCCACGGCGGATATTGCGGCGTTCTATGAGTCCGTCTTTGACCCAGAAACGGCATTCGGATGGGGGCTTGACGTGTGGGGACGCATCGTCGCCATTCCGCGTACGCTTGAAGTAGAGGCGACGGACATCAAGCCGTTCGGTTTCTCCGGTTCAAACCTCAGCAACTTTGGGCACGGTCCTTTTGCATATGAGAGCAAATCGAACACGTTCATACTTCAAGATAACGCATATCATCTTTTGATCTGGATGAAAGCAGCTTCGAACATCACCGACGGCAGCCTCCTAGATTTGAACAAGATCGTTCATTGGCTTTTCTCGGATCGCGGTCATATTGCCGTCGTGCATGTCGGAACGATGAAAATACGCTACGTTATCGGCTTCAAGCTCCAGCCATACGAGCGTGCGCTTCTCCTGCGCGATGACGTTCCCCCAAAGCCTGCGGGCGTCGGCTATGACGTCTATCAAGTCATCCCGAAACATACCTTCGGTTTCGCCGGATCCGGCGGTCAGAATTTCAACAACGGCGTTTTTCAGCCGTATGGAGGCCCTGTAGATGCCTATTCCTTCGACTCCTAGCATCATGCCCAACGTCTTGGGATATGCAGCGGATACCGTGCAGATCCCTGAGACGACCCCAACAGGTCAAGGTATTCCTTCTTTCCGGGATCTCTTTCCGTTCATCACGCAGGTCGACCCGGACGCGGGCGGCGTCATGGTTGAAAGAGCGTGGATGAACGCGCTTTTCAACTTGCTTGGTCAACACGCCTTTTTCCAACAATCCGGATGCGTCTACCCGTGGCAAGCTACGCTGAACTATATCGCGGGCTCTCATGTCAAAGGAAGTGATGATGTCGAGTACATCGCGTTGCAACCTTCTGGGCCAGATGTATCGGGAACTGGAGCAAAAGACCCTGCACAGCAAGCAAACCGCGCGTACTGGGTTTCGCTTGCATCTTTTGTCTCCGGCGACTTTGTTCCAGATTCGCGGCGGGTCATCGCCGGAACGGGGCTCACTGGCGGCGGGCCGCTCTCCGCTGACGTGACTCTCGCGGCGAAGCTGACCGATAGCGTGAGCCTTACTGATTCGACGACGGCAGCGTCCGCCACTGCGGTGAAGACAGCTTATGACTTGGCGAGCAGCAAACAACCGAACCTTGGGTTTACACCTGTACAGCAAGGCGGCGGAACGGGGCAAGGTACCAATAAAGTCTACATAGGATGGGCTACTGACGCGAGTGGGCTCAAGGCGCAGGTTGACAACACTAACCTGGGAAATATTGTCACGACTGAGGGACCAACGGTAAAGGCTCCACAAGCTGCGTTGGCTGACCGTGCGCAGGTAGCCAACACTTCTGAAACTCTCTCTGTTACGGGTTGGGGAAACGTAAAGTGGGGAAGTACTCCGTATGGGCAATCCCCCTTATACGTGTGGTGTTTGCCGATGGCCGGATCTGACATGGAGCCTTGTAGTCCATCAGTTCTCTCTGCTGGTGCCGCAAACTGGTGCACGTACACTCCTAATGTTGCTGTTGGTGATAATTCCGCAGTGCCTCAAGGAGGAACGTGGAAGTATTTTTCTTGGGGATACGATACTGCCGCTAACGGTGTTGTTGCAGGTGGAACCAACATCCCTAATAAGTTCATTGCTATCAGAGTATCATAAGGGGAAAATATGGATTACGAACAAATCATCCACCGAACCGCTGATGATTCCTATGTCATCACGAAAAACGGCTTCCCGTATCATGTTTACCCTTATGCCGCCGAGTTCGCAGAGGAATGGGACGCCGTGTTCGCCTACGCCGAGGCGCATCCCGAATGCGTGACCGAGGAGCAGCCCCATATCCCCCCCGTACCGACAACCGAAGAACTCGCGGCTAGCGTACGCGCCGAACGCAACAAACGGCTTGCTCTCACAGATCATCTTGTCATGCCGGACTATCCGATCTCACAAGAAAAGCTTGAAGAGATCAAGGTGTACCGCCAAGCGTTGCGTGATCTGCCCGAACAACTGGGCTTTCCGTGGAACGGGCCGGATGATCCGGCCTGCCCGTGGCCTGTGGAACCATAGCCGTTGCAAAAATCATAGGCATGGCTAGACTCTTTAGAAAAAAGGAGGAAGGCCATGCCACTACCCATGCCCGAAGAAGAGGAAAACTTGCGTTGCCCACACGGTGAGCGCGTTCAAGCCCTGATGCTGTGTTCTCTGGATTGTGCCGTGTCGGGGGCACATCCCGACAGAAAGGCAAAAGCCGATGGTCGGTTCATCATCACGCCGTGGTGGTGCCTGAACAAATGCCGGTGGCTGCCTGAGCACCGGGATGAGATCCGATTCGTGGCGAAAAAGCCGGATTGAAGACACAAAAAATCCCCCTCCCATGTTCTGCCCCTGATGAGGCATATTATGAGAGGGGGATTTTCTATACGTGATTCTATGCGTGATTTACTTTGTGTAGATGTTTGGTGTATACCAGTTTGTACCGTAATATCCTTTGTTTTTAGCTAAATGCGTATGTATAGATACCCATGCACAAGATTGGAAATCGTGTGTACTCAAAAGGTACCGGGAGTTCGAATCTCCCCCTCTCCGCCATTAGAAGTAATTTCAAGTGCCGCCAAGCATCATTAAGTGCTTGGCGGCACTTCTTTTTTGCCCCTTTCAGGGGCTTTTTTCGTGTTGCCGAATGCCGTTGAGTGAAGTTGACAGCCGCGATTTTTTTGGGGCAACAATAGGGGCAACTATCTACTATACCCATGGAGTTGCCCCAATGCCTCTGACAGATACGCGGATCAAAGCAGCCAAGCCCACGGATAAGGTCTACAAGATTTATGATGCCGATGGGTTGTACATTGAAGTCCCGCCGACCGGCAGTAAGCGGTGGCGGTTCAAATACAGGATAAACGGCAAAGAAAAACGGATCAGCCTCGGTATCTATCCCGAGATTGGTTTAAAGGATGCGCGGGAAAAACGTGATGAAGCCCGAAAACAGGTTGCGGCGGGCCGGGACCCCAGCGTCATAAAAAACAAGACTGCATATGCGGAGAAAACCTTTCAGCACATAGCCGACGAATGGGTTGCGCTTCATCGGGCAACATGGGCTCCGCGTCATACGGAAACGGTCGAGCAGAGGCTGAGAAGCTACATTTACCCGGAACTTGGCAGTGTCCCTTTGAAAGACATTACCCCGATTGAAGTCCTGAGCGTGATCAAGACGATTGAAAAGAGGGGAGCTTTGGAGGCGGCCCGCAGGACACTCGCGATCTGCTCGCAGGTTTTTCGATATGGAGTCGCTTCGGCGCTTATCCCCAGTGATCCCTGTCGGGACCTTAGGGGAGCGCTTGCGCCACGGGAAGAGGGGCATTTTCCGGCATTGGTGGATCGGGATGGTGCAACGGCAGTGATGCGGGCGATCCATCATTATAAAGGATCGGCTGTTGTCCGATTGGCGTTGCGTGTGCAGGCTCTGACCTTCGTACGCCCCGGCGAGTTGCGGTGGGCGAAGTGGCCGGAGTTCGATATGGCGGGTGCGCTCTGGGTGATTCCCGCAGAGCGCATGAAGATGAAGCGGGAACACTGGGTTCCCTTGTCAAGGCAGGTATTGGAGATTCTGGAGGAGCTGCATGAGATATCAGGTCATCGGGAGTACCTGTTCCCGTCGATGCGGGCGAGAAAGGATGTGCCCATTTCTGAGAACACGCTCAACGCAGCACTCAAGAGTTTGGGCTTTGACGGCATCCATGTGGCGCACGGTTTTCGGGCGATGGCTTCAAGCCTTCTGAATGAAATGGGCTGGCGCCCGGATGTCATCGAGCGCCAGCTTTCGCATGTTGAAGAAAACAAGGTGCGTGCAGCGTACAACCGGGCGGAGTACATTACCGAGCGCCGCCAGATGATGCAGGCGTGGTCTGATTTTCTCGTTGGGTTGGCTTCCATTTCCCCGCAATGAAAGCGTTGATGTCAGACTCTCTCCAGAACCGGCACCGCCCCTTCTTTTGGGATTGCGGTGCCTTTCCTTCTTGTGACCACTTCCGCCATGTTGAGGAAACTACACCTACACGACCGATGAAATCCTTGAGCTTCAAAAGGCGATCTTCTGCCATATCAAACAGTCTCCATATAGATTTCCGTTCCGAGTTCCGCCGCCTCGGGAATGGTTACTTCCAGCCCTTCGGCGAGGCGTTCCATGACCGTGTAAAGATACCGCCACGGATAGCGGTTCGTGATGGCGCCCGCGGCGTTCTTGCGGCGAACCGCCTTCTCGTACCAGACCGGACATGTGGCCCGGACGTCCACGAGCAGGGTATGGGCGCAGAAGATCGCCGCACCCCAGTGGGTGTACTGCTCGCGCGGGGATTTCTGCGGCCCGCAGTCGATGCGGGAAAGGACGATCCGCAGCTTTTCGATGATTTCCGAGTCTGTCCGGTTGGCACCGGCCGCCGCTCCAGCATCTCCTCGCATTCCCCGAGCCAGTGCCGGATTTTGTCCATGAGGTCGTCGAATCGGTGGTCGCGGGTCTTGCCCATGACGTCGACGTAGGCCCGCAGGACGCGCCGCCCGCGCCCGCGAACATGTCCACAACGATTTCCTCGGATTGAGCGCGGAACATGTCTTTCAGCATGTGCATCTCTTCAAGCAGATGGTCAGAAAAAAGGCGACCCACATCAAAGTGAGCCGCCTTTCCCATTTCGTCATTCTTCAGCCTCTAATGCTGCAACCCGGGGCCAGTAGAGTTTTCCAGCCTTTCCGGTCTTGGTAGGGACTCTGACGAGGTAGGATTCATGATCCCGGGCAAGACCCAGAACGGGAGCTTTAATTCCATGTTTCACTGCGAGTTGTTCTGCGTAGCAGCGTGGAGACTCTCCGGCGGGAACGACTGCTTCGATGATGCCGAGCTTTTCCGTATAGTATCCGCCGGAGCCGGAGGACCAGCGAACCTTCATACCGCTTTTTCCTTTCATAGAGATTCCTATCAACTGGTTTCAAGGTCGGAGATGCCCTCAGACAGGGCTAACCATGAGGAACACGATGGATAATGTTTAACGAGTTGTTGTCCATGAGATATCTTTGTCGGAAATATGCATTCTCCGTCGTCCCGGAGGGCGTGACAGCTCTTCTTTCGACGGTATGCGCGACAGGTGAAAGATGATGCCTGCCAGCCCCTTTCAGCCGTTGACGGCATCCTTGAGTTTTTTGGAAGGACTCAGGCGGACGGTCTTCGATGCCGGGATGGAGATCTGTTCCCCGGTTCGGGGATTCCGCCCGGGGTGGGCTCCGCGGTGGACGACCACAAACGTACCCAGGCCGTTCAGGGAAATTTGCCCGGAGGCCACCAGTTCATCAGAAACAACCTTCAGTAGAGCGTTAACGGTTTTTTCGGTTTCGCCTTTGGCGAGGCCGGTTTTCGTGCTGACGGCGGTGATGAGTTCCTGCTTATTCATGAGGGTTCTCCTTGATTCGTTGCAGTTTTCAGGATGGTGGGCATAGCGGATGACACCCGAAATTTCCCCGTTTTTCTTGACGGGATTGACGGCGAGCTTGAAGTACGGTTTCGCTGCGCGGTATTCGATACGGCAGATGCGGCCGACGCGCTCAGGATGCGATTCGCTGTAGCCTGAAACACGCTCCCCTTCCTGAAACGGGCTGGCCTCTTGTGGCGGCTCATTTGGGCTGCTCGGAGGGTTTCCTTGGCTTCTTCGAGACGCTTTTGCGCGATTTCGACGTCACGCAGTCGTGCTGTGAAGTTTTCATTCAACATAGTTTTTCGCGTGATTCGTATGCGCGGCCCACGAAGGGGTGGGGTTATTCCGTTTCTTCAACGGCGGCGTCAACAGGATAGAGTCCGATAACGGTTTCCGTGAATTCCTTGCCTTCTCTGTCTTCGCAGCCGCATTCGGTGGGCTGCGAATCAATGTCGAACATGCCCGCGCCTTCGCTGCCGTCCAGCATGATGCAGACGTCCTGCTCAGGATCGAAGGCTTCCAGCTTCTTGATCAGTTCTCCGATGGTCATGTTGAATCCTTGGGTTAAAGGTTGGGGTATGAAAAGCCCGGCCGGAACAGAATAGGTTTCTTATTTTCCAAACAAACCATGCGAATGTGCCATGGAGAGGAAGTGGCTCGGCATCAACTGAGGGGCATCCAGATATTCCACCAGGGGAAATGCCCACAGGGGTCCTGTGCAAGCCGAAAACTGCGGCCATCGTCTGTGGTGGCGTAGGTATACGTCCACCCGGGGATTTCAGTGCTCTTTTCTTTTTCTGACTGCATAGCTACCTCACAGTTTTATGATGAGGCACAGGGCATAATAGGGAGACATGGTACTGATGGCCTGTGCCGTAAGGGCATGAGTATGTCCGCTGTCGGTGATGCCGTGGCTATGCTCGGATGAGCCGACCGCATGGGCATGGCCGGGGTCGGAAACGCCGTGCGCGTGTGCCCATGAGTTGCCCGTATAGCCACCATTTTTTTGTGTAGGGCCTCTAAATGTTATATTGCCGCTATCACCCCACCCGTTGTCTCTATACTCAGATGGCTGGATAGAGGTGTGTGCATGGCTCGGCAAGGTATTTCCATCCAGCGTCGTGCCTTGAATGCCGATTCCGGTACCTGCGGCTCCGGTCCAGATGGAAAGGGCTGCGTTTTGAACGGCAATCCCTGCATGAGCGCTTCGGGCGGCGACGCTGGGGGTGACTGTGGCCGCGCCGCCAGTCGTGCCGGGCTGGTAGGTTTTCCCCGCCCCGAGGATGAAGCGGTCGGTCAGGTCGGGAGTGCCGTCCTGTCCGTTACACAATGCCCAGCCCGCCGGAATGGTATCTGTGGAGCCGGACCACATCAAAATGACGCCGCTGGGAACAAGTTTGCCCATTACCGTGACAAGGGTTCCCTTGAGTTCCTGTACCATGCGCAGAAGTTGAGGAAGTGCCATCAGCGCACCTCCCGGCGGCCCGTCAGGCTAGGAACCGTCTCTCTCTCTCTCTCTCTCTCTCTCTCTC